CCAATACCAACTCCTCCAACTACTTTTAATGCTCCTGTAGTTGTAGATCCGGATGTTGTATTATTACTTATCGATGTTATCCCGGCAACAGTTAAAGATCCGCTTGAATTAGCTGAATTATTACTAATAGTTACATCTGAATTTAGTGATAATGAGCAATTAAACATATCTCCATATATGAATGAGTTTGATCCTCTTGGCGCATATGAACTATCTATATATAAGTTATCATCATTAGAGCCTTCTGTATCTAACGGACCACTAAATTTACCGATTGATATATTATTATTTCCATCTGTTCTATTTAATTCGCTTTGGTATCCAATTCCAACATTATAATTGGCATCAGGGGTTAATAATTTAAATTTAGTATTTGACCATCCCCCTGTACCTGGAGATATATTTGATTCTAAAGTTAGAACTTTTTCTAATGTATTTGTTGTAATTGTATAACCTGTAATTTTTTTTCTAACACTATTAATTTCAATTCTCCAATTTTTATAATAATTAGATTTATCATTGAATATACTTGGTAAAACAATAGTATCTGAGTCGCCTGTATTAGTTCCTCCATCGTCAGCGTTCCTTACAATTGTCCCTTCAATAGGTTCGCATAGTGTGTATATTGTCGAAACTGTTGTAACATTTGTTAAACCGGGTGCTTTAATTACTTTTGACACACCATTATAATCTGTAATTATTGAAGATTGGGTTATTCCGTCTGTTGTGGCGTTAATTGTCCATCCTTTATAATGATTATCTACAGGGAAAGCATCTTCAGATAATATAATTTTTTGTGGTTCTACCAATGTTATTTTATGTGTAGTTGCGGAAATTCCATATATACCAGGTAATCCTATAGCACCTAAGTAGTTGTGGTAACTAACTTTTGTATGCATATTTTGTTGTTTTCCAGTATTATCGGTAAATATAACATAAGCATCCCATCCTTCATAGTAACCTGTTTTATCTTTATTTGGATTATCATTTCTTAAAGTTACTTCAAAATTTTCTGTAATTGCTTGATCTTGATTAAATGATTGTAGTACCTCTCTAATAGGTGTCCTCATTTTTCCCATAACATGTTTATCTTTTGTTAAGTAGTAAGATGTTTTTGAATTAGTGAAGTTTGAGGATAATTGATCGGCTACAATTATCCTTGTTGAATTATCATATTCATCTATTAAAGATGATTCTGTTTTCCCTCCTGTTGTTGCTATAATTGTCCATCCTACATAATAATTATTTATTCTTAATGAATTTCTATCTAATTTTAAGGGTCCGTCCATTGTTCCATATAAATGTTTTGATGGATAGATAATATAATTACTACCTTCATTATAAGTATTTTGATCATTTCTGGCATGGTATAATGGATATAATATATATTCGGATGTATTATCTGTATAAAAATCTTCGGGTAATGTTGTTATTTGTCTATTCATTCCGTTATATCTAATAATTTTAGCTTCTTTTCCAGCATTAGTTCCTGCTGTTATTAATATTTTCCAATTTTTGTAATAGTCTTTTATTTGACTTGCTGTATGTTCGAGTATTTTATCTGAAACCATTTTCCCTTTTACTTCATGTTCTTCTAATGTAGATATTATGTTTCTTGTATTATTATCATAATTTATTATCTTACCTGATACATTTGAAGTTGAAATATTCCAATTATTATAGAAATGATTAATTGAATATTTACTATTATAATCCAATAATTTTTTATGATTAATAGATGTGAAACCTTCATCAATCGATCCAATTTCTCCATATTCGGTATGGACATCATAACTATTAAAATGTGGTGTAGATAATTTATAATTTATATTTTTACCGACAGTTAAATCGGAAACCTCAATTACTTTTGGTGGATATAGTACATAAGTTGTTAATGTTGATGTATTTAAATGGGTTCCTGTATGGTTGGCACATAGGAACCCTTTGTTCGATCCAGTATAGCTTGTAATTACACCTACTCTCCGATTTATTTTAACTGAACCACTTGAAACCGGTGTTCTTGTAACAATATACCAGTTTTTATAATAATCATCCATAGAATTAGCATAATAAGATAATTTACCTTGATCCTTACAAATTCCTTCTGTATGTGGGATTAATTCATAAGTAGTATTGGATGTTTTTTTGATTTCAGTATTTTTAAAATTTTCTGAAGCAGTAATTTCTCTTGTTGATCCAGAATATTCTGCAATTATTCCAAAATCATCTGGATTAGTTGTTTTTATTGACCATCCATTATAAAAACCATCAACTAAACTAGCTTCATTTGATAACCTTAGATTAGTAGTTATTCCATCTTCAAATTCCCCCCTTGAAAATTTACCTTTTGTATGAGGAGTAAGTATATATTTAGAACTTGGATTTGTCATTGTTGTTCCTTTTCCATAAAGTTCCATAATACCCGATCCTTTCCTTAATGGTGGAAATAGTTCATAAGATGTTTTAGGGGTTAATATAAATGTCACAATATTAGAAGACCCTATACTTTCATTCAATTCTGGACACGTTACAGTTATAAGTGAATTACTCTGTGCGGTTGAAGCAGAAATGTATGATTTTTGATGTTTAACAATACTTTTACCATTCTCATCAATAATTTGAGCAATTTTAAATTTAGTTGTATTTTGAATAGGGGCAGTATCTAGAGTTCTATCAAGTGTTAATGTATCAGATGTATTTGAAATAATTATTCTTGTTTCTTGAACATTATTAGTTTCAACAAATACGATATTATCTTTATAACCATCTACGGTCCATCCAGATGAAGATTTTTTTAATTTATCATTTCCAACAGTATCATCATCTACAATTGTTTCTGATAATAAGATGGTATAATGTGTAAGTTCTATATTCCATCCTTTAAAGAAATTTGCTTCTATGACAGATAATTCTGGATTATGTGAGTACGTTAATGATGATGGAATTTTAATTATTTTTTTATTTGCGGAATTATCAAATGATATCCACCCTGTATAATCTGGGGGGATTATATAAAAGCTAGAATTTACTGCTGCTGTTGGAAGGGGTGGGTTCCCTAAAGTAAATGAAGAACCTGAACCTGTACTATATGTCCCAATAGTTATAGATTCGTGAGGATTTACGGTTTTTAAAGTCCATCCTTTATAATAATCAGAATCACCACTTCTATAATCAGATGAATTTATTAATGTACCTGTTGACGATGAAAACGTTCCAGAAGGAATACGGTGATTGTCATCTAACACATTTTTAAAATCTTCTTCATTATCATTTGATGAGTGATTCCATTTATATGTCCCTGATTGATTTTTAAAGTCCATTGCATTTACATTTTCAATAGTATATGTTGTAGATGATGTGGTTGTCGGATTCCCGTCCCAAGTTACATTAATAGTCTTAGTCGCTGAACTATAATCAGTTATTATTCCTGAATCGGATGGATTTTCAATGATAATTTTATGGTTATTATAATAGTCGTCAACAGAACTAGCATTACTATCTAATTGTAGTGCTCCCGCCATTGTTCCTTTTTCTAATGTTCCATTATCAATAACAGAAATTTTATTTCCACATTTAATGGTCCAACCTTTATAAAAATTGGATATATTTGAATAGGGTGGTTCCAATTGAAAGATCGGATTTCCTCCAGAATCTTTATTAACATGAAGGATATTTCCAGTGATACTTGGTGGGGTTAATATATATTTTGACCCAGTTACTAACAAGCCATTTCCCGAAGAATCACTTAAGGTTATTTCAGTCCCATAAATAGTATATGTTGTAGAGGTTGTTATTATCGGAGTCCCGTCCCAACTTACAGTAATCGTCCGAGTAGAACCGGTATAATCTGTGATTATTCCTGAACCGGTTGGAGTTTCAATGATAATATTACAATTATTATAAAAATCATCAACCGAACTAGCATTACTATCTAATATTAGAGAGGTATTTGATGTTACCGATGATATTGTCCCTGTGATTATTACATTTTTACTTGTTGAAGTAACTATGGTTGTTTTTATATAATTTGGTGAAACAGAATCAGAATCATTTTTAAGTTCAATAGTCCAATCTGTATAATAATTAGAATTTAAAGCATTTGTTCCATCTTTGGTTGAATGTTTTGCTAATAGACCGAAGGTAGTATTATAACTACCATATAATTCATCTTTACCGTTATTAACAGATATAATCGAATCAGAGTAATATCTATTTGAGTCAACCGTCCCTGCCCCCGTACTTACTGTTCCTTGATATTGAACAACACCTTTTTGGTATGGATTAAGCATTTCTATATTCCATCCATGATAGAAATAATCATGTCCTCCAAATTTATTAGCTGATGATGGTGTATTTACGGTTGATGATAAAAATTTCATATATCCAAAAGAAATAAGGTAATCATAATCCGATTGTTGATAAATGTCACTTGACCAGGTTGGATTAGTAATACTGTATAATTCTCCTTTAACTCTTCCATCTTCAATAAAAGAGTCCGATACTACTTTTTGAATATCTTCATTTGGGGATATTTTAAATTTCCTTGTTTCTCCGCTCAAATAAGCTCCTTGAAAAACTGTTATAGCATCTTCTACTTTAAGTTCTGATTTAGAAAAATGAAATTTCTTTGGACTACTATCTTTGTCATATTTAATAATATTAAAATAAAAGACTACGTCATCCTCACCCGGAACCTCTTTAGTAACAACAAACCTCCAATCTTTATAAGAATTATCTACATTAGATAAATAATTACCTGTGTCTGTATGGACCCCAGTTGTTGTATCAGGGCCATTTACATGTAATATAATATCATATAAATTATTTGTTACATCGAGGGTTACTCCTGACTCTTCAATTGTCCCGTTAATAATACCTGTATCCTCTGCTATACTAAGGGTCCAATTTTTATAATCATCATTTTTATTTATGATTGGATTTAGATATATTTTATTATAATTGTAATAATTATCATTAGTATTTATAATACTTGTATTATACATGACGTTACTATCTGATGTTGTATAGTCTTCTTCATTTGAAACTTTTTCTATAGTATTTGAAGATGTTCCACTATTATAACCTTGGAAAATATTAGTTTTCATTTCTGAATGTTTTATATCTCCATCTAGGAATGGTGATTTGATAATTTTATTTTTAAGTACTTCGGATATTTCTGATAAATGTATCCAATTATTTGATTGGCGTTTATATATTCCCGTTGTATTTAAGACTAATCCGCCATCAAGAGAAGGGTAATACTTATTATTATCTTGTTCTTTAATATCTGTTATCCTGATTTCTTTATGGGATAATGATAAATAATCTGTCATTGAACTTCCATAATTATCAGTTGACCCTGCTGTCGAATAATCACCTGGAGTAAGTCCAATTGTTAATTGACCTTTGATTTTGCCTGATAATCCAGTCCCTTTTCTATCAGAACCACCTGTTATTAGTGATGAATTATTATTTGATCCACCTATCATTAAATATTGATTTGTCTGTGGTTCTAATCGATTTATCCCGGTCCCTAAGTCTAGATTTTCTACTATATAAGATAAACTTCCAGTAGTATTATTTTTTAAATCAACACCCGAAGTAGCCCAAGTCATACCCCCATTGTTACTGTAATATAGATATTTCCTATCAACTCCTCTAAAATCACTGGGGAAATTGATACCTCCTATAGTTAAACCATCTAATTGTTCAAACTTCCCTCCTAGTCTAAATTCATTTGCCATTAATATTTAATATATAATATAATAATTTTTTAAAATTTACTTTATATAGTATAAATTCTAAAAATAAAATATATTTTAGAATTAATCATTTATGGAAGATACTAATAATACTATTTTTACACATGCAAAAATGGAATATACATCTCAATTAATAGATAATATAACTCCGCAAATTTTTGATGGTTTAAGTTCTATATATGATGAATCTAAAGCTTATCAAAAGGTACATTCCGATAAGTCTATAGTAATTATATTTAGAACTTTTTTAGAAAAAGTTCCATTATGGAGTAATGAGATTATTGAAACTGAAACAGAAAGAATTATTCAAATGTCTAATTGTGATTGGTTGGATGATTTAATTACTGCTGTATTTATAAGTCATACAAAAATATTAACATCGATAGGTTCAAATAATCATGCGAATATAGATTTAACAATTCCTAAGACAATTAACTTTATTCATAAATGTTATATAAATATAGCGCGTGAAATATGGAAAAATCCTTATTTATTTGATGACAATTTAATAGGATCAGATTATCAAAAGAATATGAGAACAATTGAATTAATAATAAAAGAATCTATAGAAAATACAATACGTAAGTTATTACCCGTGAAAGAAATCTTAAGGCAACACTTAGATACATATGAGACAACTAATACTGAAATTAGAAAAAGAAATAATAGCAATGAACTAAGGGAGCTTCTAGTAAACGAATTACGAAACCTTTCAATTATACCTTCTCAAAAAGAAGAAGAAGAAAATAATTCAAGTGAAGATGAAGAAGTTGAAAAAGAAGAAGTTGAAAAAGAAGAAGTTGAAAAAGAAGTTGAAAAAGAAGTTGAAAAAGAAGTTGAAAAAGAAGAAGAAGTTGAAAAAGAAGAAGAAGTTGAAAAAGAAGAAGTTGAAAAAGAAGAAGTTGAAAAAGAAGAAGATAATGGATATGTTTCTCCAGATGAAGATGAAATAAAAGAAAAGTGTGATGGTTTGGCTATAAATGACATTCCAGATATAACAGAAGAAAAATATGATAATGTAGATATCATTGATCATCAAGAAGATAAAATAGATAAGGTTAAAATCTTATCAACTTTTATGGATAGTTTGGAAAACGAAGAAGAGAATATTAAAGAAGTTATAAATGAAAAACTAGAAACACCTGAAGTTGTCCTTAAAGAAGATAATATAAATGATGATAATAATAATAATAATAATAATAATAATGATGATAAAGTAATTGACGATAAAAAGGAAGATTTCTCCATACCTGGCTTTGATTTACTTCAAAGGTTTAATTCTAATACGGTTAAAGAAGAGGTGGAACCGGTTAAAGAAGAAAACGAACCAGTTAAAGAAGAGGTCGAACCGGTTAAAGAAGAGGTGGAACCGGTTAAAGAAGAGGTGGAACCGGTTAAAGAAGAGGTGGAACCGGAAGACAGTACAATTAAAGTAATTAAAAACTCTAATGATGATAATAAAAATATTAATGATAAAGAAATAATATCAATATTAAAACAAGATATACCTGACGATGCTCAAACAATAGATAATTTTTTCGATGATGTATCTTCATTAATGGAGAAAAAAAATATTTCTGTTGATAAAACAGCAAACAAATATACTTTATTTGATGATGCGATTGATGAGTAATATGATGGAAATTATTTTATAAGTTTAGATAATAAATGTTTAATAATAATCTTGTTTTTAGTTTTATTTTAAGTTTAGCAAATACATTTATGTATTATTTATTTAATACATCTAAATATGAAAGTCATGTGGGTAATAGGAATCAGGAATTATTAATGGTTTTTGGGATATCTTTTGCCATGTGTTTTTTTATGAAATCTATATCTTCTAATAATAGCATGACAACTAAAGTAGATACTCCTAAATCGGGAGATATATTAATGTCTAAATCTACTCGACCTCCATTTTAGTTTAAATGATAATATAATTTTTTTGGGAAATATTTCTTTTTAATTTTATAATCATTAAAAATCCAATTTTGTAATATATCAGTTGGTTTTGAGGAGCAGGCATATTTTGAGATAGAAACATACATTTCAAAATCATCATTTAAATCAGCAAGACTGTTATTATGATTATCAATTGTCATATTATAAATAAAATCAAATATGTTTTGTTTTTCTTTATAATCTTTATTTTTATTATATTCGCATACTTCTAGAATTGTTATAGCAAGACGACATAAATCAAAATTGAAATTGGGCTTAATAATATTATTTTTTATTTCATGATTGAATAATTTATTATATGGTTCTGAGTATTGTCCACCTGCTTCTCCATGTTTGTGGAATGTGTCATTAAAAAATTGTTTTTTATGAAATGTAAATATGGCTCTTCCAAAATCTATTATTTTGAATATATATCCGTGTGTTGGGACTTTATAATAGATATTATTGAATTTATAATATATATATATCTTATCGGTTTTCTTATACATTACATTATTTATATGTAAATCGTTATGTGTAAAATTATAATATTTTTGTAAATATGCTAAAGCAAATGTAACTTGAAAAATACATGATAATAATACTTCATGATTTATTTTTTCAATTACATCTAAAAGATCTTCTAAAGTCCCCTCCAATTTTTCTATAAAGAATAATTGACATGGTATATTTTTTAGTAATGCGATAGTATCATCATTATTATAACTGGATGATGACGATAAAGAGGATAAACTATCTATATTACTTATTACATCATCAATATCTTCATTATCTTCATTATCTTCATTATTTTCATTATCTTCATTATTTTCATTATCTTCATTATCTTCATTATCTTCATCTTCTTCATCTGAAGATACATATAAATCGAGGGAATATAGATTACCTAAATTTTTATAAAACCATTTTTCTTTTTTATATTGTTGATAATCTTCACTTATATCATAATTATATTCTTCTTTAATTCCATTAACAGATCCATAAAATATTGGAAAAGATGGATTTATATCTTTGACAGTTAATTCTGAGCATATAAATGAGAAAAATGTATCTATATAAGCTGTATTATCCATATCATTGAGTTTATTAAACGTGTTGTATGAATAGCATGAGGGTAAAAGTGGATTTCTATGGATATAGTTATTATAATTATTCATCATAAAGAAGAGTGGATCTAATAATGGAATACATTTACAGAATAATTTTTCTTCAGTGATAATATTATCTTTTTTATTTAGAACTTTACAATTAATTATATTATTTGATGTATGGTACTTTTCATTCTCAGTACTTATAATCTCAAGGACATTTAAATTTCTTTCTAAATCAATTATTTTATGAGATGATTTGGTATTATGGATGTGGAAATATAATGAAAAATATGGTTGGTAAAATTGTGGTTCTTTTAGATTAAAATTATTACTACAAGATTTAAAGAATTCATTTTTTTGTTTTTTATTCCATTTTTGATATTTAATTATAGTATTTGACATAATTAAAAAAACAAATACAATTATTTTATAGAATAAACTTACTTAATATGCGTAAATATTGTTATTAAATAAAATATTTTAAAGTAATATATAATGGCTATGAATTTAGAACTCCGAAAATTTGATATGTCTGAAATAAAAGATGATAAAGTAGTAGTACTGATTGGTAAAAGGGACACTGGAAAGTCATTTTTGTGTAAAGATATTTTATATCATCACCAAGGTATACCTGTAGGTCAGGTTATTTCGGGTACAGAAGGGGCAAATCAGTTTTATAGTAAGATTGTTCCTAAATTATTTATTCATGATGAATTTAAATCTGAAATAATTCAAAATATGTTAAAACGACAAAAATTATTAATAGAAAAAAATAATCAATCAGGTGGAGAGTCCCAGGTTGATCCTAGAGCATTTTTAATATTAGATGATTGTTTATATGATAATACTTGGGCAAAAGATAAATGGATGAGATCAGTATTTATGAATGGAAGACATTATAAATTATTATTTTTGTTAACAATGCAATATGCTTTAGGTGTTCCTCCAAATCTACGTACGAATGTAGATTATGTTTTTATATTAAGGGAAAATTATGTATCGAATAGAAAGCGTTTATATGAACATTATGCGGGTATGTTTCCTAATTTTGAAATGTTTTGTCAAGTGATGGATCAATGTACGGAAAATTATGAATGTTTAGTGATTAATAATAATGCTAAATCGAATAAATTATCTGATCAAGTATTCTGGTATAAAGCAGAACAAAGACCTGATTTTAAAATAGGAGCTGATTCATATTGGACATATTCTGCCCAAAATTATTCAACAGAAGAAAGAGTTGATGATGGACAATTTGGCACCAAAAAAAATCCTATAAATGTTCAAAAATTATACTAATTCTTTAGTAGCATCTAAAATGCCTTCTTTTGTTCTACTTTGGACGAGGAGTTCATCCATGGATTTAACTTCTCCGTTTTCTTTTACAACCGTCATATAAGTTGGGAAACCTTGAACCTTTCCTTTAAATGCCGCAAATCCATCAGACTGTTCTTCGGTCATAACAAATGTGACAGGTGTTCCGGATTGAGTCTTTACATCATTTACTTTAGTTAATTCTTCAAAAGCTGGGATAGCATTTTGAGAATGACCACACCATTCAGCATAAACGAAGTGAACTTCGACTGATTTTGAACCAGTTGCTTCTTCTTTTTCTCCAACTTGACCAACTGCCATTAAACCCGTATTTGCGGTGGGATCAAATGGAGGAGCTTGAGAATCGGATATGTATCCTGGACTTCTTTCTTCTTCAATATTACCCATTAAATTAGGGCGAATAATTTGTTTTTCTTTTAGAATAGCATAATCCGACTGCATAGAAAGAGGTACAACATCACCATAATTGTCTTCATATGAAGCAAAAAGGTCGCCATCTTCATAACCAGATACTTTAAAATCTAAATTTTCTCCATGTACCTGTGGAGGTTTCGGGACCTGTTGTTGTTTGGGTACATTTTCAGAAGCAGTTGCTAATTTTTTAGGGGCTCCATTTACTTTTGGAAGTTCTTTATTTTCTTCTTCTTTTTGTACTTCGGCATTCATTTCTGCTTCAATATTTTCAAATTTCTCAACATCCGAATTTCTTGAAACAATAATAATTAAGACTAATAATAACAAAATAAAACAAACATCATTCATTTATATTAATAACAATATAAAAATTTTAAAAGATAATAATAAAAATTTTAAAAGATAATAAAAATGTTTAAAAATAATTATACAATTTGTAGATCTTCTAATTTCCAGTATTCGTAATTATTAGCAACTGGTCTTCTAAGTATAAATGGAATTTTCCCTTGTCGCAGTTCTTCTAATGCTATTTCTGTAACAGTTGAATAACTTTGAGGATTTTTAAGAAATGAATCAGAACCATTTGAAAGTTGTTGAGCTCTTTCAGATAGAACTTTCGTTTTTTCATACTTAGTTAAATAAGGGCGTGTTATGTACTTTTTCTTTTCATCTTCATATTTACTACTAAAGTTAGATAAATCTTCAATTCCACTTTGAACAATTGTTTCTGTATTATCGCTTATCTCTTCATCTGAAGATGTTTCAATAGTATCCATTTTATATTATAGATTATTTATTTTTAAATTAATTTAATCAAATTTTAATTTGTCCATTTTTGAGAACAATATTTACATACATACATAAATTTCATATTTGTACTATCGAATTTAATATATTGGATATCAGATGGTTCATTATCTTTAATACTCTTACATTCCATATTTGGGCATTTAATATTTGAATTATCTTTAATGGTTGGAAGTGTATTATCTTCTTTTAGAAATTTATTTTGATTAATTGTTTCACTTAAATCTGTTTCATACTTATTGCTATAAATACATTTTTCCTGTAAATATGGTTTCTTTGTTTGACAAGCCTTACATCCTAGATATAGTTCTTTTTTTTCTTCATCCGAATATAAAAATAGACAGTTATCGCAATTATCACAAAAGTTTATCTCCATATAATAATATTTATATTATAATTATAAGTATTTTTTTATCAAATTTTAATATTTTAAAAATTGAATAATTCTTTATATCTATGAAATAAATCTTCATAATCAATAATAGTCTTAATTCTATAAAAACTAACAACAACTTCTCTTCTCAATTTATTTTTTTCTTTTAATTTTTCTATCTTATTAAGTATTGTTTCTTTATTTTTATTTAATACTTCCTTCATATCTTCATGAAATATATCGAATCCATGTGGAGTATCAATATAGTTTTTCATTAATAAAGTATTAATTGAATCATATTGAATAACTTCATTATATAATAATACTTGTGGAGAATTATTCTGTTCTTGCCCTGGTTCATGATGAAATGGGTTCGAATCTAATAAAGATTGAATACATAATAATACAGTAGTAATGTCCATAATTGTTGTCCATTTTGGACCATTCCACGTCCCTAAAATAGATAGACAAACTTTACCTAATCCACTTGAGTGATGTCCAACATATAAATTAGGATGTATTCTTATATTATTTCTAGAAACATAAGCTACATCGGGGGGCGCATATGGGTAATTTTTAGGGAATGTTATATTAAAAAATAAAAACCCTCCTTCATATAAAGAATCTTTTGGACCGACAATCATGGCTTTTGCCTTTAACATATTATCTTCATCAAAGTGGACATAAATACCATGAGAATTTAAATTTTGATTTGCTATTTCTTTAATATCTTTATTAATTATTCTTTTTAATGCTGCTTTTTCTGCCATTTACTATTATTAGTCGGGTCAGTTTTAAATAAGTATAAATTTAAAAATTTGAAATTGATTACTTAAAATTAAAATTAAAATATTTAATTAGAATACATGATTTATCCAAAATTACAAACATTTCTGAATAAACATCCAAAAAAAGATAAACATACTCATTCTATATACGGGGGTGGAGATATTGATTGTGGAGGATCATATGATATACCAAATGATAAGATGTCAGAGTTCTATAAGTTATTGAGTAAAGCTTTATTTCGAGATAATAATAAGATATCTATTGTAGAAAAAGTTCAGGACATTAGTCGACTTGTTATCGATTTGGATTTTAAATATAAAGATCATTTCACTGAAAGGCAGTATAATGAAAATGTTTTAAAAAGGATAATCAATGATATATTTCGTCATATTGAAAATGTGTATGATATATCAAATGAACAAAAAATATGTTGGGTCATGGAGAAAGATAAAATTCTCGATGCTCCTCAAAAAAAGTATAAATCTAAGGATGGTTTACATTTCTTATTTCCATATATTATAGCTCAAAAGAAAACATATCGCGTTCTCCGTGAAAAGATAATTGAATCTGATTATTCTAGTTATTTTAAGGAAGAAGGATTCACTCCTCCATCAAATAGTATGAGTGAAATAATAGATGATAATATTTATAAGGGGGGTAATTGGTTCATATATGGTTCGGGTAAACCAAATGAAATTGTTTATAAACTAACTAAAATCCTTAAATTATCTGATGATAACCTTATTAATATGCCATTGGATTTATATCTTGATAATCCATGTGAAATTATTGAATTGAATAGTGTGAGAATGCAGGATGAAATAAATGTTGGATATAAAGAATGTCTAAAAAAAAGTCCATCCACATCTAGTTTATCATCTAAAACTTCAATTGAAGATATTGATAGAGAGGATATAAATCCTTTAATTGTTTGTAGTGTGAAGAAGCATGATATAGAGGTTGCTAAAAAACTCTCACTAATATTATCTTCAGAAAGGGCTAGTAATTATAAGGAATGGCTTGATGTTGGATATTGTCTCCATACTGTTAGTCCATCACTATTATCCTCATGGATCGCATTTAGTAAAAAATGGCCAATGTATAATAACTCTTCTGAATGTGAAAAACAATGGAATTGGTTTCATAAGAATAATAATAAAAATATTACTATTGGTTCCCTTAATCATTGGGCTAAACTTGATGATTATGATTCTTGGAAAAACATTACCAGAGATAGTGTTTCAACATTAATTAATAGAAGTGTAGGATCTTCTGGATCGCATGCTGATGTTGCTAATGTTATTTATCATTATTTTAAAGATTGCTTTGTATGTTCTGAAATAAAGACTAATTCTTGGTATTATTTTAATGAATTAAATGGTGGAAAATGGGAAGAAACTGAAACAGGACATATTTTACGTTCGCGACTTTCAAATGAAATAGTTGAATTATATGATTATCATGGTCGTAAGTTCCAGGAAAAGGCAAAAGAAATAGAAGAAAAAGAAGATGAAGATGCGGCAAAACCTTATGATGATAAACATACAAAATGTTTAAAGATTCAGATTCAATTAAAAGATTCTAATTATAAGGATAAGATTATGAAAGAATGTAAAGATTACTTTTATGATAAAGATTTTCAAGAAAAACTAAATGAAAAAAAGAATTTACTTGGATTTGAAAACGGGATTTATGATTTGAATGATAGTATATTTCGTGGTGGACTACCTTCGGATTATGTAAGTCTTTCAACCGGTATTAAGTTTCCGATTGCTCCATCTGATAGACCGCTTGAGTTTTCATCTCTTATGGACCATGTTCGAGGATTAGATGATTATGAAGAATTAAATGAAGGTTTAGAAGATTTCCTTAGTAAAGTATTTCCAATTGAAGAAGTAAGGGAATATACAATGAGGTTCTTATCTAGTTGTTTATCAGGGGAGATACGGGAGGAAAAATTTTATTTCTGGACTGGTTCTGGTGGTAATGGGAAGTCAAAATTAGTCGAACTTCTTGATTTTACACTTGGAGATTATAGTCGATCGATGGATGTGAGTTTTCTAACATCTAAAAGGGGTAGTTCTTCTGCTGCTTCTCCTGAACTTGAAAATGTAAAAAATGCTAGATTTGTATATATGTCGGAACCTGAAAAAGAAGATGTAATTTATGTAGGTAAATTGAAGCAGATGACGGGTGGTGATAAAATGACTTCCCGTGGATTATTTAAGAGTACAACACAGTTTAAGCCACAATTTAAAATTGTTCTTATGTGTAATGATCTTCCACATTTAGGAGGTAATGATGGTGGTATTTGGCGGCGAATTGAAGTTGTAAAATATATTTCAAAGTTTTCAGATAATCCACGACCAACTAAGACAGATCCACATCAATTTGAAGCAGACCTTAGTCTAACGGCTAAACTTGAAAAATGGAATTTAATCTTTATGATGAAACTACTTGAAAAATATCAATCCTATGATAAAGAAGGAACACAACCACCTCCCCAAGTCAAAGAAGAAACCAAATTATACAAGACTAGTTCTGATATCTTTGCGAATTGGTTTGATGATTATATTGAAGAAACTGATGAATTCTCAAGTTTTGAAGAGTTGTATGATGGATGGGAAGAACATTGTGATGATATTGGAATCGATAAAAGGAACCGCCTTGCAAAAACAGATTTAAAAAAAGAACTACTAAAAGAACAGGAGAAAACAGAACATGGACTTGTATTGGGGAAAAAGCTTGCTGATGGAGCTGCTAATGGGACTGAAAGGAAGCCTCGATTTAATTTTAGGATTATGGAGGATTAATTAAAATAAGTCTAGAGATATTTCTATAAATTAATTTTTTTAAACGATATAAAAACTAATTAATACAATAATATAGAATAAAAATGTATTGCTCCCATAAACAAGTTGGTAGAACACGGGTAAATAAAATAAGAGAAGGTAAGAAATTACCTCCTAAATCAAGAGAATTAAATAAAAAGGATGGATTAGCCCATTACAGACCACGTAGTAGTGTTAAACTACCTACAAGTAAGTATAAGGTAGTGGGTCAACTAAAAAAATCAAAGATAACCGGACTTGATAAATTGTATGGTCTTCAAAAAGATCTATTATCAGAAGATTATACATGTCGAGAATATGAGGATTATGTTCAAGATAAAATTAATGATGATAAGTATTATTATAAAAATTTATCACAAGAAGAAGTCGCATTACTTCATAAGAGATATCGAAGACTTGTTCAAAAAAAGAATAATGAATATAACGAAAGAGGCGATGAAATTCGATTTAACCGAAAACAAAGGAAATTATATAGAGAGAAGCGTAGGGGACTCATGAATGAAGAAAAGAGAATATTAATTAATCAGTTGTTTAAAGCTTTAACTGATTCAAAGGTGAGTGGTGTAATTAAGGATATTGATCTTCTATCGGATGATCCAGATCGTTGGGATAATACTAAGTTATGTTTATTTGTTGGTGGACGATATATTGAAGCATCTGATAAGAAGTGGGCATTGATATATAGGAAATTGGTTTCCCTTTATTAATTATTCTCAAAATATTTTTTAGCAGTATTGTAACCTATATTTATATATTTATATATTTCATTATTATCTTTGCTAATATCTATACCTACCCCATTAATATTTATATCAATTATATTTTTTTTTCTTGGTTGATTATCTGTTAATTGATAAATAATTTTTAAATAATCAATTATATTATCAGGTTGATTATTTTTTTTATTTTCATTTAAATAATAATCATTTGAAGTAATCCGTATTCCTAATTTTTTTTTAGATTTTAGTTTATAATCATGTGGGTAATGACCACATAAACCCCCGTCAAGATATAAATTATTTTTATATTTAAATGGTTGACATAGAATAGGAATACAAGATGACATACACAGTACTTTATAAATGGGAATATCTGGATGATTGATATGATTTAAATAACATATTTTTTCTTTTGTAATATTGATTGTTTTAATAACATAATTAATATTATTTAATTCATAGAGTTCTTTGAGAGTTAAATCTTCTTTAAGATTTTTATATTTTAATAAGCATTTTATAAATTTTTCAAGTAGTTTACTAGCATCATATAGACCATAAGTATTTAATAATTTATGAATAGATATATCATTAAAATCTATATGATCATTTAAAGAAAACTGTTTAAATATTTCTATAGTTATATCTAATGAATATCCTATTAATAGTGGAAAAATATATATAGAGCCACCAGATACAGTTACGATATTTTTAATATTTTTAAAATCATTATCGATAATATTGTTATCAAATAAATAATGGATGACACCTAAAAAACTATAACACTTAAGACCACCTCCCGATAATAAGAGGCTATCATATTTCATATTTATTTAACAAATTTTTTTTATTTTATAAAATATAACATGAGTTCTTTAGATATTAATAACTTGTATGATAAAATAAATGAAAGGAATACTAAAAGGTTAGAGAAGTTTGACGATATATTAAAAAAAATACATAATAGAATTCTTTATAATGCAAATATAGAAAAAACATATTGTTTTTTTCAAATACCTGAATTTATTATAGGAGTTCCTTTATATAATGTTGAAGATTTAAAAACTTATTTAATAACATCTTTAAAAAAAGATAATTTTAAGTTAATATATATAGATCCTAATTGGCTTTTTATAAGTTGGGAATTAAATAATCTTAAAAAACCAAAAGAAAAAACAAAAGTTAAAAAGAAAGGTGATTATAAATTAATTGATGAATATAAGCCTTCCGGAAATTTCATATATAATGAAGGAGACTTAAGATCTATTGAACAGAAATCAAAAGGTTTAATATGATTTTTTCCCTAATTTATATACATAATCAGTAAATATTAAATAAAAAAATCCCAATAATGCGAAGAGAAGGACATCATTAAAATCATCATTAAAGTTCGCAAAATTTTCTACATGATGGGCTTTTTTATAATTATCAAGTTGTCTTTTATAATAATCTTGAAGATCTTTCTTTTCTTTATCATAAATTTTTAGTTTTTCTTTTAATTCTTCTACTTCTTCATTCGGATTTAATACCTTTCCAGGATCACTTGATATTTTTTGAGAAGTTTCAACATCAACAGTACTCGATGTAGTAAAAGTGTCTTTTGATATACTTTCTTCGGGTGGAAAAAATTCTAACATTTTCCCATTTTCTTCATAACCTTCTCTTATTATTTTTTTCTTTTTCTTTTTCTTTGATATGGAACCGTCGCCAAATGCTTCGGTTAATGAACATCCTTTTGAATTAACCATCCGATATATTACTATGAAATATATTTTTTTTATTATTTATAATTATAAATGATTGAGGGTTTTATTGATGATATGAATCAAAATAAATATTTTATAGGATTTATGATGATTCTATTAACCATAGGAGGTCGTTTTATAATAGGAGAATTAACTCCATCCCAAAAAAAATTAATTGATAATAAATTTTTAAGAAGATTTTTTATCTTTTGCGCATTTTTTATGGCTACAAGAGATATTTTAAAAGCAATAGTTCTAACAATTATATTTATTATTATAATTACTGAATTATTAAATAATGATGATGATGAAGAAGAAAATAATGATGACGAAACATCGAATAAAGAAAAAATAAATGAAGCAATACAATTACTTAATGATGTTAAGAATGATCAAAACCTTACAAATTTAATGTAAGTCCACCACTCATATTACTTTTTCTATCTGTATCTCCACTCATTAATGATAAATTATCTAAATCAGGAATTTCATTCGGATTTAGATTCATTTGATTAATTATATCATCTAATCCACTTGGTCCCTCCATTTCAGGACGCACACTGTTATTACTTTGTTGTGGAGGACCCGGTTCAGGTCTAACCTGTTGTACCGGTTCTCTCATTTGAGGTGATTCATATTGAGGTTGTTCGGTTTTTCCAATTGATCCAACTGCGGCTTGAGCAAATTGTTTCATTAAATCTGGATTTTGTTTCATTATATCATCCATACCAGGAATAGATGATTTAAACATAGTGTTTGTTAAATGGAACATAAAAGCACTACCTCCCAACATCATTAATAACTTAATTTCAGGGGACATTTCAGACTGTCCTCCATACTTTTCAGATAATTCTTCGAATACTTCATCATAATCATATATATTTTCATTAACAGATTCGGACCATCCATCTAACTTAATATCAAATGGATCAAATTTATTATTCAAATATTCTAATCCTGTAATTGCCGCCATCATAACTTTTCTTTGAAACTTAATTGAGTTATCAACTTCACGTTGTTTTTTCAATTTTAAGTATTCATTCCTCATATCTTCCAAATTAGAATTCATATTATAATTCATAGTTGTCCTTATGCCCTGATTCTCTAATTTCTTAAACTTATATATCAAATCAATTTTTTCATTCTTAATTTCCTGGGCATTCATAGCATGTATGGCTTTAAATCCTCCATTTTCGTCTGCTTTCATTGTATTTATCATAGGATCATCAATAGGTATTTGAACATTCTTTGTTTCAGGTTCTATTGGATTTGATGGTTCTTCTTTTTTATCATTAAAAAAATCATAATCTTCTCTATCAACAGTATTTACTTTCTTAACTGAATCTTCTCCACTTGAATAACCACCGCCCCCACCTATTTCTTCAACAACATTTAAATCTATCTTAGACGTCTGTTGATTTGCTAATAATTCTACACCCAACATAGTATTATCATCTTTTTTTAAATTAATAGATGCTTCACCTGTATCTCCATCAAGATTTATTTTTTTATCCTCATTATCAAAATTAACATTTATATCATCCATTTAATTGTAAGTAAAATATTATTTATATCATATATACGCGCGAATATTCTTAAATATTATATTTTTAAATAAAATATTCCTCAATTAAATTCCACCAATAATATCAGCAATATTACTTGGCATTTCACTAATTTGAGTTTCATAGAAACTTTCTATTTCTTTTAAATACTGTATATCTCTATCAGTTACTAAATTAATAGCTACACCTTTTCGACCATATCTTCCACTTCGACCTATTCTATGAATATATGATTCTTTTGATTTAGGGAGATCAAAATTAATAACTAAAGATAACTGTTGTACATCAATTCCTCTAGATAATAAATCAGTTGATAAAAGAATACGGGAATGTCCACTTCTAAAATTTTCCATCACCTTTTTCCTTTCATTTCCACCCATTTCACCGTGTATACATGCTACAGGAAAATTATCTTTAGTTAATGAATTATATACGTCCATTAATTTATTTTTAGAATTAATATAAATAATACATTGAGCTATATTAATTGTATCATATAAATCTGTTAAAACATCATATTTCCAATCATTTACTTTAATATTAATAAAAAATTGAGTAATCCCTTCCAATGTTAATTCTTCTTTTTTAACTAGAATCTTCTCAGGATTATTCATAAAATTACTTGTTATTTCCAATACTTCATCAGGTATAGTAGCACTAAACAAACATATTTGTGTTTCTTTAGAAATAAATCGAATAATACTATGTATTGTTTCTTGAAAACCAGAGGATAAGATTTCATCTGCTTCATCAAAAACAACTGTATGAATTTTATTAGTAAATAAATAATTTTTCTGCATCATATCTAATATACGCCCAGGGGTTCCAATTAAAATTTGTGGTGCTTTATCAAGACCTCTCCTACATTCATCTACATTCGTCCCCCCAATCACTTCCATATATGTTACACTTTGATACTTACTAATTTCTTTAATAACTTCGGTAGTTTGATGAACTAATTCGTGTGTCGGACTAATAATTAATACCTGAGATTCTTCTTTAGTTTCATCAATATTTTGTAAACAACCGATTGAAAAGGCACCAGTTTTTCCTGTGCCAGAATGAGCTTGGGCAATTAAATCTTTCCCACTCATAATATGAGGGACTGCCATAGACTGGATTTTTGATGGATTCTCGAATCCATAAGAATAAATCCCTCGTAAGAGATTATCCTTTAAATTAAGGTTATCAAATGATAGGGTAGTTTTATTTTCTTCGTCCATTATTATATAATATTTAATTTTTATCTTTAATTATCTTTCGTAATATTATTTATACATTTTGTATTTATCATATTAATTATTTTTCCCTTATCTGCTCCCTTAACTTGATCTATATATGTTCTATCTTTAAATAATAAAAAAGAAGGGACTGATGATATATTACATTTTTCACATATTTCATTATTATCCTCCTCATCAATATCAATTTTAAACATTAATATTTTTTCAGAATCGAGTTGTTTAATAATGTCTAATAATTCAGGATAAATACGCTTACATGGTCCACACCAACTAGCTGTAAAATAAAAAATAATATACTGAGATTTATCTAGTACTCTAAAACATTCATCGCCTTTAATTTCCTCCATTTTTAAATTAATACTATATATTATTAATAATCATCTTCCGTATGGTCGTCCATACCATTATTATATTCGTTTTCAATATCACTAATCCTCTTATCCTCCTTTAAGATTTCTTCAATAATTTCTTCTCTATGGAAATTAGTCGTTATGTCATTATTTTTCGTATTCCTAAATGTATTTACAGGAATTAAAAGAGTATTAAAATCTTCTTTATTTACAACATTATCCCAATATCCAACACCCACATGATACTTTAACTTTCGAGCACATAAATAATTACAAGCATGAACAGTATAATCATCTTCAGGAAAACAAACACTAATCCATGGTTTTCCATTAATAATTTTTGAACACTCAATACAATTAAATTCTTTTTTTTCGTCTTCTTCATTTTTTACATCCTTATCTACTTTTACAGAATTCATATTTATTGGAGAAGCTTTCTTTTATTATTAAAAATAATTAAATTCAAATTTGAATTATTATTATTTAATAATAAAAGAAAGATTATTATAAATATGGAAGCAAATAATTATATGATTATAAATAAAAATGATATTCAAGAATATATTATTAATAATATTACAGAAGGTCTTATTTTCATCTTAGAAGGACTATACATGATATATAATATTCAACCCGGGAGCCCAGATAAATATGTTATTGATAATATAGTTGAACACTACTACAATCATTTTAATAACCTTCAAAAAATCTATAGTGAAAGAAAAATTAAATTAGAAAAACTTAAATTATTAAAACTTCCTGACCAAAGGTCTCCAGAATGGTATGAAATGAGAAGGGATAAATTAACAGCTAGTTCATTAGCAGCTGCTATTGGAAAATGTCATTTCACTTCGAGAGAAGAATTAATTTTAAATAAAATAGAAGAACAACCTTATGAAGAAAATCCAATTACAGAATGGGGTGTAAAATATGAAGATATTGCTATCGCATTTTATGAAGAAATGTTCAAAGTTAAAGTCCTTGATTTTGGAATGATCCCCCATCCTTTATTCAAAGCATTTGGAGCATCTCCCGATGGAATTTGTGATAATAATGGAAATGATGAATATGTAGGAAGGATGGTAGAAATTAAATGTCCTCCCAAAAGGAAATTTACAAAAACAGTCCCTCCTCATTATGCTATGCAAGTTCAAGGACAATTAGAAGTGTGTGATCTAGATGAATGTGACTTCTTTCAAGTAAAAATAGAAGAATATAAAGATTTTGAAGAATATTCAAAAGATAATTTTATTAATGAATCAACCCTTCAAAATAGTTGGGGTAGAACTGCTATTAATTTTCCTAAAGGTTGTACTTTAACATACATTAAATCAAATGAAAATAAAATGAGTTATCTATACCCTCGTTTGAACTTATCGGATAGTATGTATCAGATATGGATAGAAGAAAATAAAACTAAGATAGAAAAAGAAGGACATAAATTTGTTGAAGCTAAATGGTGGTTCATTTCAAGATACGAATGTACACTTGTTAAAAGAGATAAAGAATGGTGGATTAATAATATTGAACATATTTTAAGGTTTTATAATGAACTAAACTTTTATAGAAAACCTGAAAATCTAATTATTCTTAAAGAAAAAGTTAAAAATCTTAAAAAAAAGAAAAGAAAAACCCCTATGGTAGAACTTGATAAGTTTCTTCTAGTTTCTTCAGATGAAGAAGACAATTAATAATCATCTCTCGTATTCAATTTTGGTTTACTCTTCTTAGTTTTTATTGGTTTTTCTTTATAAACAATTTTCTCTTTATAAACTGTTTTCGGAAATATTTCCATTTTATTTTGAAGCATTTCTTTTTGTTTATCATCCAATTCTTTAAATTTATCTACAACACCCATTAGTAAATTATAATAATGTTCTTTGTTATCAACTTGTCTTGATAAATGAATACCGAATCCATGATAATATGAATTATCTTCTCCTTTTTCAATAAGTTGTCCATATGGAGATTCATCACCACTTAACATATCAGAAAGTAATATTTCCATATCAGAATGAATTGACATTTTTTTAATATTTTATTAAGTATATGAAACTAATTCTATTTATTTTATTAATTATATTTTTAAATAGTAATATTATCACAGAAGGTTTTAATACATGTTCAGAATTTTATTCTAATAATTTATCTTTATTAAATAAGCAACCTAAAGTCCCTCCTTTAAACGGATATGAGAATCCTAAAGTTATTTATAAAAATTACAATAAAAAAAAAAGTGATAATATAAATGTTCAATAATTTTATAGATTCAAAAGTCTTATTTTTAACAATATGTTTAGTAGTTGGCTATAATTATATTACAAGTGATAATAATATTATTATTAAAAAAAATATACAATCATATTAATAAATGGATTATAAATTATACCTCAAATACATCATTTCTATAATCTTAGGATTAATCATAGGTTTATTTTTATCAGACAAATGTTTAAAATCAATCAATACAGTAAGTATATAACTACGTTTATATATTTAAATAATTATTTAGTTAAATCATAAATGGGGGAAAAAGCTGGTACTCAAATTGAAGATCTTATGAATGATATTAATGGAAATAAATTATCATCAGAAGAAAACTCTATGGTTGATTCTATTATTAATGATTTAAACACTGGGAAATCTAAACAAACTGTTCCATCTCAACAAAAAATGCCACAATTAACAGATGAAGAGAAACAAATGTTAATGAAACAACAAGAACACGAACAAAGGATGATGATGGAACATCAAATGAGACAACAGCAACATATGCATGAACAAAGATTAATGGCTGAAAGACAACATCAAGAACAACAAGAACTTATCGAAGAAAAGAAAAAAGAACAGGAATTAAAAGAAAATCCGATTGAAAAAATTAAAGAAATGTTATATTATGCTAAAGATGCTATTGTTGTTTTAGTTCTTACTGTTATGTTTAGTTTAGAACCAATAAATGAAGTAATGAAATTTAAATCAGTTCCATTTTTTTATAATATTGAAACTGATAAAGAAGAAGTTACAGGGATATTATTAAAGGCATTTATTATCGCATCAATCTTTTTTGTTCTTCAATATTTCGCAAAATAATTTATCATTCATTTCTAATTTTTTACAACATTTATTAATTGTCACTTCTGAGATAATACATATATCAGAAATATCTTTTTTAGAAATATCCATTTCCTTTTTTTTAATGTAATAGAATATACAACCCGCGGCAATCGACGGAGGAGTATTTTCTGATATTATATTATTTTTTAAAGATTCTTTACATATTTCACTAATAGTATGAACGTCATTTTCTTCCATTTTTAGTTTATTACAAAAACGATCAATAAAATGTTCTGGTTTTATTGATTTATTATTTGTTAATCGTTTTTTATTCTTTTTATTCATGTGAATAATTTCTTGGCATTTTTTAACTCCCTTTGTCATAACTGTTCCATTAATATTAAAGATCTCAGCAACTTCTTTTGAACTCCGTGGAACATTACAATCTTTACAAGCAAAGTATACACATGCTGCTATAATCCCTTCTCTATTTGCTCCCCTAGATATTTTTGTACTTGATACAATTGTATAAATAGACTTAGCTTCATTAATAATAATTGGTGGCAAATCATTCTCTTTGCAACACCGTTGTATTTCAAGGAATACTTTATATAAACTTCTTTCTTTATAAGGCATCCCTCCCCATTGCTGATATTTACGTATTTGATTCATAGTTTTCGTATTCCGTCCATATGATATTGAAGAACCAACAGAAGATTCAGGCAATAATGTATTTACTGGCATACCACATCTTGTTGGATCAACTCCTTTAGTATCACTTGTTCCATAATATCTCCATTCAGGACCGTCTGTAATATTGCTAATAGTATTTGAGCAAATTTTACATTTAATAATACCTTGATCGATTTGATAATTATCTTTTATTTCACAACAATTTTTTTCATCTTTTATATTTTTTGATTCTTCGATTTGTGTCATAAAATCATAATGTTCATTAAAATCCATTTCCTTTAAAGTTTTAAAATTAAATTTTAAATAGTTTCAAATTTAAATGTTAACAGAATTATTATCAGGTATTTGGGTTTCAGATATTAATGGTGCTTATGATGATAGTTTTTATAAAGATAATTTAATTAATATCGTTATTAATTGTACTATCGATCAAGCTTTTCTGGATTTACCAAAAATAAAGAAATTGCGAATTCCTTTAAGTCCAAACTTGGATCCTGGAAAAGATTTATATTTATTAAAAGAAAATATGAATAAAATAACTGATTACATACATGAAAATAAAGATTCAAGTAATATTTTAATTTTTTGTTATAATGGATTAACAATTTCACCTCTAATAGTAGCAGTATATATGGTAAAACATGGTAATATATCAAAGGATAATATAAGAGATATTTTACGTTCTAAAAATAAAGAAATATGTTTGGATGTTGATTTATCACTTTTTTAAAAATATAATATTTATTATATTATAAATAGATGGCACGATCAACCAGAAAAATAAGAAAACGTGTTTCAAATAATAGAAGGGCTTCTTCCCGTAGAAGGATATCTAAGGGTAGAAAGAAAACCCGTAGACGGATATCTAATGGTAGAAAGAAAACCCATAGGGATACGATAAGGAGACGTATCAATAGAAAAACTACTAAAAAAAATACCCGTAGATCTAGAAAAAACACTCGTAGAAAAAACACCCGTAGAAAAAACACTCGTAGAAGAAGAACTTATAATAGAAAAGTTTTATCAAGGGATATTTTAAGAGGTGGTGCTGAACCTGCTGATGATATAAACGTTGCTTTCAAGGGCGTTATAAGAGGTATCAAGGGCTCGGATGGTCCGTCTTCCTTGATCGGGCAGGGAACAGGGGATGTAGTCAAGTTATTTACCGATAATAATATTAAGGACCTCTCGAACGTGAACATAGAGGCCGATGACCATGACAGTTTGAAGTGGGCTGCGCATCAGGCCGGGACCAGCTTCCTCACGTTGCTCAAAAATGGATTGAAAGATGATAATGATGAGGACTTATTAAGTGAACTCACGTATTTAGCGGAGGACATGCCGCACTGGAAGCCGGGAGGCACCCAACACCCGTCAATATTGAATAAGGTAGATGCGGATAAATTCATTCCGGCCATCAGTAAATCCGTAGAGGAGATCATCGCTACAATGCATGGTGCTGGTAATGGTACTCCTGAGGAGAGTAAAGAAAGCGAGAAACTAACGATAGAAATAAAACTAGATGATAATAAAAAGTACGGTACCGTTGAAAATTTGGAAAAAATTATAGTCAAATTACAGGACACATTAGATGAGGATGAAAAACCTGATAGTAATAAAAATAAATGGAGTATTTCTGGTTTACTTAAGGACCCCCCGGGCGACGGAGAGAAAATACATGAATTAAAACGCAAGTTATATTATATTTATCAAATGAAAATAGAAAAACATAAGAGTGTATTAACCCCGGAAATATTAAATATAATGAAAGACGCATCGGATTTATCTTGTAGTATTGCTAGAGATATACGCGGTGGTGCTGCTGAGCCTGCTCCTGAGCCTGCTGCTGAGCCTGCTGCTCCTGAGCCTGATGGGGAGATCGAGCGGGACTTTGAAGTGGACGATCCCGTGAGATTGATTGAACTAGAAGATTCCATTAATGGCAAGTTGGCCGTTGTCAGAGAGAAAATAGGGGATGATAAGTACAAGGTTACGATGATCGAAATGTACGCCGAAGATCCGAAATGGAAATGGGAGGGTGATGAACGCATCCTTGAGTGGAAGAATATGATGCCGCTCGCCGAAGAGGGCGATGCCCTCAGGGAGGACAAGGTGGCGGTCCAGGAGATCAGAATTAAACTGCTGAAGGCGGTTAGCAAGTACCCGAACCTTCAAGAGGCGGTGAAAACCACGGAACGGGTGGTGAAGAAGCTCCAGTCTGCTCTAGGAGAGGATGCTAATGATGGTGCTGATCCTGCTCAGCAGCAGGCTCAGCCTGCTGCTCTAGAAGAGAATGCTAATGATGGTGCTGATCCTGCTCAGCAGCAGGCTCAGCCTGCTGCTGCTCCTGCTGCTGCTCCTGCTCCTGCTCCTGCTGGTGCTGGTGGTAATGATGATATTGAAGAAAATATAAATTATGATACTGATTATGAATCTTTCGAAGAAGATTCTGCAGAAGAAGATTAATAAAAAGATAAAAGATAAATTTTAATCAATCCATATATGAATCTTTCCTGTATGGTTAACAGGATTTCTAGGTCTAGGTTTATCAATTGTCCCTAACCACCACTCTTCTTTTCCTGGACCATTCTTAGGTTCGGCATGTCCCTTACAAAATCCATCCATAATTCCCTTTCTAGAACACTGACCACCCATACCACAATTCCAAACACGGGCTTTACACATATTTTTTCTATCTTTATATTGAGTTCTATCTCTGTAAAGGTGGGTTTTCGATTGTTTTATTTTTTCATTTTCTTCTCCTTCCCCTTTAAAAGTTATTTCATTTGTTCTAAAGTATATATTTACTTCATCTGTAATTATATCATTTATATTTTCAATATTTTGAATATTTTCATTTTCATTTAAAGTAACTATTACATCTTTCTTTAGTTTTTTAAGAATAAATTGAAAATAGTAATCATTCATCGCTCCCTGATTCATAGGGATTAATTATATTATTAATTAGAGAATCTAATATATTTTTAATTGTATATTCGATACAAATAGTTTCAATTTTTGATAAAATTTCAAAATGATAATTTTGTTCTAATGTACAATCAGGGAATTTTTTATTTAATAATAAGAATATATCCTCATCAATATCACCTATTAAATTATCATCATTCGTATTTTTCTTTATATGATATGGATTCGCAAGTAGAAAACAGGCTAATTCTTCGTCATCCATTATTTACTAATAAAGGTATATTATATTGTAAATATTTGAACTTTATAATTATCTTTAATTTTTTTAAGATTATTTAGTGTAATATTTACAGAATCATCTTCCGATGATTTAAAATTAATATGTTTTTTTACTTTCATTTTGTTATTGTATAAAAAACTTTGATAGTGCTCGATTTTTTGTGATAAGAAATTATTAATATCCATTAAAAATTTATATTGTTTTGGATCACATATTTCAATAAATAAAAACTGGTCGTTTTCTATATACTTAATATCCTTAAGTTTTATAGTTAACCCTATCATATATATATAATCCAATGAATATGTAATTTTTATACAACTTTTACTTTCTTTTAATATTATTCTTTTATTATCAAAACAATCTTGTTTAATTATTAAATTCATACTTACTAATCTGCTTATAAAAATAATATAGAATAAACAAATAAAGAATATTAAAGAACTGTATGTATTATATTATATTATATGGATGATATCTCCTATAGACGTATTACCAAAACATAAATATGATTCTATACATTATAAATTAATATATCAAATAGAACAATTATTTAATAAGAAAGATCATCCAAATATTATAATCTATGGAAAAAAAAGATGTGGTAAGACAACTATTATCAGATTATTATTTAATGAATTATTTGAATGGAAAAAAGAATCAGAAAATAATAATAATTTCCATATGATAAACTATGGTATGTATTACTATTTTGATTGTAAGAACATAATAAATAAGAATGAATTTATTGAATATCTAAAAACTTTATGTAAGTCAAAAGATTATAGTGAAAAACATAAGTATATTATCTTAGATTCATTTGAAGATGTAAATTATCATATTCAAAATTGTTTAAAAGTTATTCTTGAAAAGTCTTCTGTTGTTTCTAAATTTATAATCATTTCAATAAATATGAATTTTATAATTCCAGCCCTTAGGAGCAGATGTTTAAATATTGGAATTAGTGAGCCTAAATTTTATGATAAATATATTTATTTAAAAAATGTATTCACTAATAATAATATTATTTTTAATAAATCATTATTATTAAATGACTGTAGAGAGAGTACAATTGAAGATATCATTAATAAGTATTTGTCAAATGATAATTATAAGAATATAAAATCGTATTATGTAGATGAAATAATAGATCTATTTTATAAACCATTTTCCTTGAATAAATTACGAGATCTATCTCAAATATTAAAAGAATTAGATTTATCAGAAATTATAAATTATGAATTAATTGATAGATTACAATTAATAATCAAAGAAAAAAAACTAATAATGATAATTAAAGAAATAGCACAATATAATCATATTATACAAAAATCTTATAGAGATATATTATTTATTGAGTCTTTATTAATACGTATATATAATATAATTAATGAATTATTATGATCTACTTGAATTAAGTTCGGAAGCAACTAAAGAAGAAATAAAAAAACAATATCATTCTTTATCTAAGAAATATCATCCGGATAAAAATAATGGAGAAGATACACAGTTTAAAAAAATAAAGGAAGCATTTGACGTTCTCTATGATGATGAAGAAAGGAAAAAATATGATATTCAGTTATTATTTGGAGATATTCAATTTACAGAAGAAGATATTGTATTATTGGATCGTTATTATAATAAATTGATTAATTCCAATGAATTTAAATTAATGAAGCTATTATATGATTCTATACCTAAGAATGTTAAAACGGATATTTGGAATAAATTTAAGAAAACAAAACAATTATCGATTGTAAAAGCCCATAAATCGATTGATATAAGGGAATTATATCATAATGAGACTGTTAATTTATTTATTAATTCTGAAGATTATAAAAACCGTAAATTAAAGGTATTATATTTATTTACTAACAATGGAATTTATTATTTATTTATGAGAGATAATTATAATTCATTAAAAGTAGATAATATAACTTGTACATTAACCCTTAATTTTTTTATAAGAGAATAATATATGTTATTCACTAAAGATTCAATAAAAATATGCAATCATTTATCGAATAAAGTAAATGATCGCGGATTTAAAGAATTAAATGATCTTTATAAACATTTAAAAAAAGTTAAATTATTGGAATATAAATTAATAAAAGATTATTCTGAAAAACTACAATCGAATAGTATCTATGGAAATAGTTTTATTTCGGATAATATCATTGAAGCGTCAGAATATTTATTAAATAAAAGAGAAATAGAGATGAATATTGGAGATATTACAATAATAATAATTATAAATTCAAAAGAAGAAATTGAGAATAGAATTGTGAATATGATAGTTTCCTATGTAAGATTTGTTTGTAGCTTAACAAAAACTACTAAAGATCGGATTGTTTTAAATTATTATTTAACTGATGAAAAAAAAATATTAGAGGATACGGTTTTATTGGGTCCTAAAGAAGTTAATTCAGGATCATGCTCTTCTATTGGTGTGGAATCAATTATTAATATTTGGAGAAAAGAAGAACTTCTAAAAGTGACTATACATGAATTATTTCATGCTCTATGTTATGATGAATATGATGATACATATGATATAATTGAAGAATATCAAAAGAGATATGGAATAACTTCAGATAAAGTGAATACTCGAGAAGCATTTACAGAAATTTGGGCAAATATATTAAATTGTTTCTTAATTTCACAAATGTCAGATAAAGATAATTATAAATGTTTTAAAAGAATGATAAATTTAGAAAAAGAATTTTCATTTTTTCAAGCAAATAAAATATTATACATGATTGACAGTTATAAAGATATTAATGAAAAAACAAATATATTAGCTTATTTTGTAATACGTGCTGAATTATATAAAAACTTTAAAAAGTTTATAATATTCTGTAAAAACCATAATAAAAGATATGTAAAAGTAAATGGAAAGAAGTTTATTTCATTCCTTAAGAAAAATGAAATAATTATTAAAAAAGAAAAAAGTAAAAAGTTACTAAATACTTGTAGATTATCTGCTAATGAATTCAAGCTATTTACTGATGAATGAATACACCATCCTTGTTAGGGTAGTGGACCTTCATGTATTTCTGAAGATTAAAGAAAGTTAGTTCATCATTCTTATTTAGGCGGAGCAACTTCTTAAGTGCCGCGTCCGTCTTAATAGAACGTTTGTCTTCAGTCTTCTGAAGATTGTGTTCTTTACAATATTCGGTAATTTTCTTGGTTACTTCAGTTCTAGCAATAAGTTCACCTTTGGGTAGATTGAGGAAAGCTCTAAGTTCATCAGAGATAGGACCAGGCTTGGCAAAACCACTGGGAGGCTTGTTAGGATCAACAACTCTCTTGGCACGACCCTTGAGTTTTTTGTTCATAACCTTACGGTCACGGGCTACTCTCTTTTCAAGAGACTTAACCATAGTAGTTAGAGTCTTGATGGTAGTCATGGCCGTTTGGAGCTGAGCATGGACATTTGCAAAATCATCATCATAGTTTAGATCATCAGTAGTTTCTTGAACCGGAGCAGGAGTAGCTTCCTGGACAGGGGTTTCAACAACAGGTTCTACAGTTTTAGCTTTTGCTTTCTTAGAAGCAGAAGATTTCTTGGCTTTCGAGGCAGAGGTTTTCGTTTTTCCAGGCATTTTATATAGTTTTATTTTTTTTTTATTTCTTTTTACCGCACTTATTATGATATATTAATATAATATTTGTTTAAATAACTTTTTTATTTATTTTCTTCTTTTTCTATGACTTCGTCGATGCTTTAACTTCCCTCCTGATTTTCCTAAAGATTTTAAGGTTTTATCCAAAACTGGAACCAATGCTTTACCCCCTTTATCTTTTTTAACTAATAACTGTTTACCTCTATTTTCAAGAACTTTGCCAGTATACGGGACACCTTTTTTACTTGTATATGAAACTTTATCTCCTGGATTAAAAACTCCTCCAATTGGCTCAGGCTCAGGCTCAGGCTCAAAATAAGGCTCAGGCTCAGGCTCAGGCTCAGGCTCTAAATCTTGTATAGTCATATTTGGAGAAGGTTCTCGAATAGCTGTAAGGAGTTTATTTTCACTCATTTTACTTTGTTCAATTAAGTCTAATCCCATTTGACTTTTCATAATTCTATTTATTAATTCAATTTCTCCTTCTTTGAATAAAGAATCAGGTGAAATTGTCCCTAAAGCAGTATTTAATCTTTGTTGTGCGGAAACTAAATTTTTTTGAGGAGACCATCTTGCAAAAGCATTTCTTCTTAGAGCATCTCTTGATGGAGTATGTTCCATGTATCCAACGGGTATTTGTTTTCCAACTTTACGGAAAACATCACTGTCTAAAAGTGATAAAGGAGAATATTCATCTGTATTCCCTGTTGCGAAAGATAACAATTTTTTTTTATCAAATAATTTTCTTGTTTCTTCCCAATAATTTCTTAAATCTAAATGTATTAATTGATGTAAATTAGTTGGAAATCTCCCTCTATACGGGTCAAGGGGATGGATAAAACTTGGAAGTATGAGTCTTCGGAACATTATATCATGTGTTTCCATGGGCATCCATGTCCCTCCAAATACATCGAATCTTAAATTACTTATACTTTGATTTGATAATCCTGCTTGAACAAGTAACTTAAATAATTGAACCGATAATATTTTATCTTTCTGCCCATTCTCTTGATCATCAGGACCAATCCCATAATTTATCTGTGGATATGAATAATGTTTATTTGCATTAAGGATAATATCAATTATCGTATTAATACAAGCTTTAGAATTTAATATATCTGGTTCAATAAACTCTAATAATAATTTCATTAAAGATACACTCGCATCCCGAATACTATCATGGGTCAAAGATGATGTTTTTATTCGTATATTTCCCCATGTCATTCCTCCCCACCTCCCAAGCAAAGCCGCTGGGGAAGGAACCTTACCTTTAAACCATCCATATGGACCCCGGGTCCGGATTACTCTTAATCTATGTGATAAACCGAAAACAGTATATAATGGATTCGCAAATTTATCTGATTCTTCCCAAGCCCTATCTCCGTTTAACCCCGTAGGTCCATTACCATACCCTTCGCTAATATCCATATAAGATAATAAACCACGGTTTCCATCGGGAATAGCCGATATTAATTCATTTATTTCAGTTTTATGGATTGATAAAAATTCCCTTAAACTATCTAAGTCGGGTATAACAATAAAATCTTTATATTTTCTCTCTACAATACGTCTAGCAACTTCTTTTGCTAAAAGTTCGACATTTAAATAACTATTCCTAGTTTTAACTGCTTCTCCTGGATCAAGGTAATTATTGTAAATTTTAAGAAGATTTTTTACTGTATTTGGTTTTTTTTCCCCCATCTTTTTTCCAGATTTATAATATGATCCTGGGGGAAATAATATTTCTTCTTTTTCTTGTAATATAAATTTATAATACCAAGAATTAATACTATATTCACTTAATCTAGCATTTAATTCAACTAATAGTCTCCAATTATTCTTCCTGGGATCTAAATCTAATTCTTGTAATTTATTTAGATAAATTTCATTATTATAACTCTGTAATATATCCTTAATCACATCTATTTCTTCTGGATTACTTGATAAACTTTCAGTTGACATTATATAATATAATATAATATAATATAATATAATTATCCATTGGCTAACATTAACCATTGATGGGCGTAATAACATTCTTCTGAAACCATTCCGAGACCAATTAAAAAATACATATAACCCAATTTTTTATCCCCTTCTTGAACTGCCCCTTGAAATTTAGATACTTCATTCAAAATTATACTTTGAAGATCTTGTTTATTACTAATTCTAAAAACATCATTTACTCTCATTGAAAAAACATTACCAGTTGGGGGAGCTATTCTGGATTTCATTTCCTGTGTTAATGGTAAACGATAATTCCATAAATCTTCTAAATTTCTATAAAGTTTCTTTAATAAATCTCTATGTAAATTTAAGAACCATACAATATTACACTCATATCCAGCTTGTTCAATAGAAGCAAATAAATCAACTGTTTTTTGTTTTACTATTTGTTCTTTTGTTTGTTTAATCAATTGAAGATCAACTTGATTATCATTATTATTTAATTTTAATTTTTCTGTTAATTTTTTAGCCCGTTTAACCACATTTGAAGGAATGGGATCTCTAGTATATGGATTAGGTTGTTCCATCTCAATTAATTTATTAAATGATCTTATATCAAAGAACCATATAAATTTATTTTTATCTTCATATGAAAAGAAGTATCGATCATCAATCTCATTAATTTCTTCAAATGAAAAAAAATCTTCAGTATTATTACATTTATCTTTATTAATATAACCAATACCTTTTAGAGAACTAATATTATTCTTTTTTTTTATTATTTTTTGAATTTTTAAGATTGATAATGTATCATTCGAATATTTATCAAGTGTTTTATACTTTTCTAATAGTTTATTAAATAATACTCCTTTAGTATCATTATTATTTACAATAGTCCCCATTGATATTAGCGTATTTATAATATCTTTTTTAAGATAATCTGAAGGTTTATAGGTAAAATTATCGTAATTTATCAAATTATTATCGATGAGGTGATACCTTCGATGTTTAAAGCAATATCCTCCGTATTTTATTTTATTTTGACAGTTTATATTATCCTCGGAAAACTTACACATTATTTACTTAATTCTTTGAAAAAAATATTTAAATAATAATTTAATACATATTTTCAAAATTTGAAATTACTTAGAGATATAATTATATACATAAATAGAGACAAACAAAACAAACAAAACAAAACAAAACAAAACAAAACAAAACAAAACAAAACAAAACAAAACAAAAACAATGGCAATGAAGGCTGGTGATATTGACCTTGAGAAGATTACTTTTTCGGCACCAAGGACCCTTGATAATGGTGGTAAGATGCTCTTTCTAAATTACGATGGTGGAATCAATCCACTGTATATGCAGACTCCTGAAGTTGAACTACCGTTTGAACCTAGTTATTTTGCTGATAACGAAACATCTGGAAAGTTTTCTATCAAGGTTTCTCTAAAGAATCTAGATTCTAATTCTAAGATGAAAGACCTCCATACATTCCTCACTGGTCTGGATGATCATCTAATTTCTAAGGCACAGGAAAATAGTCAGGCTTGGTTTAAGAAACCGAAGCTATCGGTTGATACTATTAAGGAGCTATATACACCTATGGTTAAGGTTCATGTTGATCCCGAGTCGGGTGAACCAACGGGGAAGTATCCAGACCAGTTTGGATTTAAGATTGTAAAGAAGAATAATAAGTTTGATAAGCTTTCAGTATATAATGAAAACAAGGAACTATTTGATATTGATCGAACGACTGATAGTCCAGTTGACATTACGAATGTCCTTATGAAGGGTGCTCAAGTTAAGGCGGTTCTAAAGTGTAATGGTATTTGGATTGCGAATGGTAAGTTTGGATGTACGTGGAGGGCAGAACAGATTCGTGTAAAGGTTCCTGAAGGAGGTCTACAAGAATTTGCTATCATGTCTGATTCCGAAGATGATGAGGATGATGATGAATCTACTACAGAAACAAAGGAAGTAGAAATGATTGAAGATAGTAGTGAAGAAGAAGAAGAAGAACCTGAACCGGAACCTCCTAAGAAAAGGGTGGTAAAGAAGAAGGTGAAGGTGAAGGTTTCGGGAAAGTCTAGTGCGTAAATATTGTGAAATAATTAAATATACAATTAATATAAAAAATTTTTTTTAAGCGTCGTTGGTGTAGGGGTTAGCATATCAGCCTTCCAAGCTGGTGTCCCGGGTTCGAGTCCCGGACGACGCAAATTCGGCACTTTGGTCTAGTGGTATGATTCTTGCTTTGGGTGCAAGAGGTCCTGGGTTCGATTCCCAGAAGTGCCCTTTAAGAAAAATTAAGAACTACTTTCATATTATTTGAATTAAGTCCTCTTGAAGCTGATTTGGATAGTTCTTGACGTTTCTTTCTTATTTTAAGATTTTTCTTTTCTTTTTTCATTGAGTTATAGCTTATATTCATATCTTCTTCAATATGATCATAATTATCTTTTATATAATCAATGATAAGATTATCAATCGCCCATTTAAAAAAATTTAATTGGCCGATTGTCGTTGATATACCTTTATCTTTACCATAATTAAAAGTAATTCTCTCCCTCCTACAAAATGGATCAAAACGTTTTTTAGAATATGATTTTAATTGAGCTTTATAAGAATGGTATGTATTAAATTGTTTTAAAATTCTATTGCCATCAGGGTTAAAAGTATTTTTTCCAGTTTCCGTTTTATGAATTGTATAGAATACATTATATTTTTTCGAATAGTTTGTTACAAACCAATCAATTATCCTTAAAGAAACTTTAGTATCTTCTTCTAAAACTTCTAATAATTTTTTTATATTTTTTTCATCATAGTATTTATATAAAGAATTAAGTAAAACATTGCTCATTTTTTTTATATATGAAATAATCTCTTTAAATATTAATAATAAAGAATTTAAACGCTTCTTTTTAAATACAATTTTCTATAAACGATAAAAATAATGGATGAGGGTTAAAGGGTGTGGAATTATATTCTGGATGATATTGACATCCAATATACCACGGATGATTTTTTAATTCTATAATTTCAATAATTCCTTCTTCAGACAAACCTGATACTAAACAATTATTTTCATATAATATATTTTTAAAATTATCATTAATCGCATAACGATGTCTATGTCTTTCTAATGTTTTATCTTTATTATAAATATTTTTTAAAGAAAAATCTAAATTTATTTCTTTTAAACCTAAACGCATTGTTCCACCGATATTATTATCATTTGTATTTATTTTTGTAATTACATTTGTTCCATATTTATCAAATTCTTCTGAGGTTGCATCTTTAATTCCTATAACATTTTTAAAATATTCTATTATCATTAATTGCATTCCAAGACATATACCTAATATAGGGATTTTCATATTTCGAATATATTCTATTCCTGAAATCATATTTTCAATTCCACTATTTCCAAATCCCCCGGGTATGATTATACCATGAACATTATTTAGAGTTTTAGTATAATTAAGGTTATGATCTCTAGCATTTATCCAATGAATATTAATATTATAATTATGATAGATTCCAGCATGAGATATGGCTTCTAATAAAGATTTATAAGAATCATTTAATTCGTTATATTTTCCTAGTAATCCGATGGTAATAGTTTTATTACAATTTTCTATTTTATTATTTAAGGTATTCCATTTTTCAGTATTTAATTTATTATGAATATTGAATTGTTTTGAAAGAATTGTATGGATATTTTCTTTTATAAGGTTTAATGGGACTTTATAAATGGATGATAAATTTATTGCTTCAATAATATTTGATTCTGGTAAATTTGTATGTAGAGACAACTTTTTTTTTATTTCTTTTGATATACTTTTTTCTGAACGACATATTAAAATATCAGGTGTGATACCTACTTGTTGAAGTTCTCTAATATTATTTTGAGTAGGTTTTGTTTTTAATTCATCTGTAATTGAGTAGTGTACAAGATAAGTTAAATGTATGGATAAAATATTTTCAATCCCTAAATCATTTCTTAATTGTCTTAGAGCTTCATAAAAAGCCATCGCTTCTATGTCTCCTACACAACCACCAATTTCGCAAATAATATAATCACAATTATTAGGATTATAACATATAAAATCTTTTATGATATTTGTGAAATGTGGGATCATTTGAACTGTTTTACCTAAATATTTACCTTCTCTTTCATTATTTAATATTTTTTGAAATAATTTACCTGAAGATGTACTATTTATTTGAGATGTTTTTATTTCTAAGAATCTTTCATAATATCCTAAATCTAAATCTGTTTCTATTCCATCTTCAGTTACAAAAACTTCACCATGTTCAGTTGGATTCATTGTCCCTGGATCAATATTTAAGTATGGGTCTAATTTCTTTATTGTAATTTTTTTTTGTTCAAGCATTTGAAGAATAGAACCTATACTCGCAGATATTACCCCTTTACCTAATCCAGAAATGACACCACCAGTTACAAATATATATTTAGCCATGATACTACTAATATTATTATAATTTTAATTATTAATCGTACTTTAAAAAAAAAAATGTATATATTTAGTATATGAAGACTGAAACACTTAATAAACTATTAATATTAATTCTTATAATATTAAGTTATATGTATTTCACAAAAAAAAATTGCGAAAAAACAATAGAAAATCTAGCAAATATCAGAGGATCTATTCGAAGAAGAGTTTCTTTAAGTGATGATGGAGATTCAGAAGAAGAGGATTCGACTCAAGATAATAATCCACCTCGTATGGATTTAACGGAGGAAATTGTTGAGGTTTTAGAAAGAGAAATGTTAGAAGGAGAGGAAGGAGAGGAAGGAGGTACCACTCCTGAAACATCAGGTAATTAGTCCTTTATTTTTCAATCCAATATATCCCTTGTAAATAAGCATCTGCTAGATCATCTTTTTTTTTTGATTCATTAAATAGTGTTTTAAATTTATCTAAATCATTAGTAATCATACATTTTGTATATTCAATACTTAAATATTTATTTTGGGCATATTTATTTTTTTTTTTACATTCTATTTTTGGACCTTTATAAACTTTAAGTTTATTTCGGGCATTAACCATATGAATTAGTTCTATTGAGGATGTTTTATCCATAACACCTTCAATTACAAAGAAAGTATAAATTATCATTTGAATACTTTTCATAACAGGGTTTTTTAAAGCTGGTTGATTTTCAATAAGAACATATTTAATATTTGATAAGTCTAATTCCCTTAATTTTGAGATACACATTTGTGATATTTTTAGTATATCATGCTTCGTATTTAATTTTTTCTTTTTTGCTTTTTTATTTAAACTTTTATGATTAATATGCGAGGAACAATAATAAGAAGTATTATCATTTTGAGTTAAACTATAAGATGCTTGTTTTTCACATTTTTTTTTTAGATGCATTGAACATGTTGAACTATCATCCATATTAATAATGCCCCATTGAATTATATTTTTATTAGGTGTTAATTCACAATAAGCCAAGTTTTTTATTCCAACATCAAATGATAAATAATTCATATTTTATTGATTTATTAAATTCTTAAATATTAAAATAAAATGTTATTTAATATTATATGAATAAGGTTGATAAAGATACCCTAATAAAATTATTAATTATAACTGTTATTGTTTTGGGATATTTATATTTCTTTAATAATGACTGTAAAGAACTTAAGAAAGAAATAGAAGAAATGACAGTTGAAGGAAATGATAATATAGATGAAGGGGAGGAAGGAGAAAATTGTCCCCCTTCGCCGAATAATGATCCCAATTTTAGTGATTGGGTCCCCCAAGATAACTCTTGTCAATGTTGGGAAGGTACGGAATCAACCTCAATAACAAATTCAAGTGGCGAACGTGTAAAGAGATGTGCTCCAAGTCAAACTACAACTGAAGAGGGCGAAGGAACTACAACTGAAGGTGGTGAAGGAACTACAACTGAAGAGGGCGAAGGAACTACAACTGAAGGTGGTGAAGGAACTACAACTGAAGAGGGCGAAGGAACTACAACACAGGGACCTGGAAGATGTATACCTAATACATTGTTATATTCTTGTAATAAATGGAATTCTCTTATGGATCCACAAATAAGATCTTGTGCTACTCATACAAATCGCGATAGTTGTGAATATGAAAAGGTCCATGGACCTGGTGGTGATCCACCTGACCCTAATGCTGATCCACCATACCGGGGTTTTATAATTCCTGAAGGGGCTGGAACAAATCCTAGTATCTGTGAATATTCGGACAGATGTCCGGCAGAATATTCAGAATGGAGGAATGATCCTGAGAGAGTAAATCCACCAACTAATACTAATACTAATACTAATACTCAAGAACCTAGTGAAGAACTATTGGCCGCAAGAGAAGCTGCTTCAGCAGCGGAAGAAGCTGCTCTTGCGGCTGCTGAGGCGGCTGATCAAGCTGCTGCTCTTGCTGAAGAAAATCAGGGGGATGTTGATGCTATAGCTGCCGCAGAGGCTGCTGCTGCGGCAGCAGTTGAGGCTCAAGCAGAAGCAACTAGATTAAGAGAAGAAGAAGAGTCTATTACTCAAAATGAAACAAATGTTAATGTTAATGTTAATGATAGTATTAATAATGCCATTACTCAAGGTCAAGAGATTCAAAGAAGAACACTCGAATTAGATATCCCGACGGATGTCATAAATCAAATAAGCGGTGATCTTGGAAATGCTTTATCGTCTGGAGATAACGAGCGTTCACTTATGGAAGCTCGAAACCTTGTAAATAGATTAGAATATTTAATAAATGTCGGAGATGATGGAGCAGAAGACATACTCGCTAGAAGAAATAGAATACAAGATTTATTAGCTCAAATCGATACGTTAAACACTCAACTACAAGCAGAAGGAGTGGAATTTAATAATATAAATAATGCGAATCAAGCTGTAATTAGATCTGCGACGGATAATACACAACAAGAAAACTTTGCCAACTTTGAAAATTCTCAAGGAGATGGGATGGTAACATATACGAATTATGCTCTATTACAATAAGTTTTTAATTTTTTTATCTATTCTTTTTATATAATGAAATCAGAACACTTACAACAATGTATTATAATTGTTCTTGTTTTTTACTTTCTATTTAGTATATTTTATAAGTGTCCATGTACTCGGAGGACTTTAGAAAGTATGGTTCCCAATATTGATATAGACATACCTGATATTGATATTAATGTTGAAAATACAGAAAAAGATACTAAAGATACTAAAGATACTAGTGACGATAAGAAGGATGAAGATAGTAGTGATAATGGTTTGCGTAAAAGAGGGTCATCCCGCGAGGATGATAGTGGGTCGATGGGAGATGTATTTGAATATTTTAAAGATAAATTGATATCAATATTTTCAAATATTCAATTATTAGTTGGAGTTGGAGTTATAGTTGGTATTATATTCCTTGGAGTTATGGTTGTAAGGAAGACTCGAACTGTAAAAAGTGCTGTATCAGATAAAAGTGTATCGGATATAACGGATTCATTAAAAAATAAGTTGCCTGGTTCACCTATATCAAAAGATTCTTTAAAAAGTAAGGTTCCTGGTTTACCTATATCGAAAGATTCTTTAAAAGATTCTTTAAAGGGGGCAATAGCAGATAAGAGTATGTCGGATATAACCGGATCATTAAAAAAAGGTTTAAGTTTAGTTAAAACCGATAATTAAAATGGCGAACCACCCATAGATGATAATCCATTTACAGGGGATCCCATGCCACCATTCAAAGGAGGAGACATTCCTGATATTTCCTTATTTACTTGTTGTTCAACCTGTTGTTGAACTTGTTGTTGAACTTGTTGAGGTTGATTGGTTGCTTGTGCGACTTGGGCTTCAAACATCGTGGGTTTGGCAAAATCTACTTCTTTTGGAGCATTTTGTTGTGCCATCGATACTGGAAAAAATACAACTAAATTCTTTAATACTATATAAATAATTGGGAAGATTAAGAAAATCCAAGCAAGGTTAACCTGATTATATTGACATAATCCATATAATATAGCACCTAATACAACGACTAATTTAACTTCGTGTAACGAGTGCATATTATATAAGTTTTCCATCTTACCATTATTAAATCTCTTTAACATACTGCGAGACATAAATAAAGATATACCTGTAACAATTACAAATACTAAATATACCATCATTGGCGAACACATCTTAGCTGAAAGCAAATCAAGAGGATTCGAAGCATTATCCATTTTATACTATTAATAATATTTTATTTTCAAAAATATTAGCATATAAATAATATAAACGAAATAATATATATAAAAAATAAGAACATATAATAATTAATTAACTATGGGTATTCCATCGTATTATAAAAATATAATCAAAGATTATCCTGAAATAATAAAATCACAGAATCAACTTAATGTAAAAGTAAATAATTTATTTTTCGATTTAAATTGTGCTATCCATCCTTGTTGTGCAAATAAAACAGATGAAAATGAAATGCTTGATGAAGTGTTTAATAAAATTATTGAATGTATCAATATTACAAAGGTTACTGATCTTGTATATATAGCTATTGATGGTCCAGCACCAAGAACTAAAATGGAACAACAGAGATACCGTCGTTTACGTTCATCCAAAGAAAAGAAGGTATGGGATACAAATCAAATTACACCTGGTACGAAATTTATGGATAAATTAATACATTTTTTAAACTATAAATGTAAAGTTCTAAAAGTAAATTATATTATATCAGATTCAAACGAACCTGGTGAAGGAGAACATAAAATAATGAAATATATGGATACATTAAAGAAAAATACTATAAATGTTGTATATGGACTTGATGCTGATTTAATTATGTTATCTATGATAAGGGATTATAATGTATTCTTATTAAGAGAAAGGACAGAGTATAATATTGAAAATATAGACGCCAAATATATATTTCTTGATATTGATTTTTTAAAAAAACACTTACTTCAAACTATAAAGAAAGATTATTATAATATCCCAGATAATACTATTTTAAATGATTACTTATTTATATGTTTCTTTATAGGGAATGATTTTATAATTAATTCTCCATCAATTAATATCCGTTACAACGGATTAAATAAACTTTTATCTATTTATTCTGAACTTCAAAAAGATTATTATGGGAATTTTTATTTACTTGAAAAGAATAAAATTAATTATCATAATTTTAAATTATTTATCCAACGTTTAGCTATGTCTGAAGAAAATAATATTAATGAAATATCTAAAAAAAGAAATAAATTAGAAGAACGTAATAAACGTAATTATTATCATATATTAAATCAAAAAAAATTAAAAAATATTAATGATATAGATAAACACAATGAAAATGATTTTAATATAACTAAAGAAGAATATGATGAATTTAAAAACTTTAGTCCTTTAATTTTTAGAAGAGAAGAAAAAAGAGTAATCAATAATATAAATAAGTTATATTACATTTATAATAAATATAAAGAAATACATTATAACCCTAGTTATGATCAATTAATTGAAGAAGAAAAAAAACAAATCTGTAATGAATATTTAAAATCAATCATTTGGACAACATCTTATTATTTTGATACATGTTCATCTTGGAAATGGTATTATAAATATCATTATGCTCCACTTTTTAAGGATATATTTGAATATTTAAAACATTATGATAATTTTACACATTTAGAATTGAATGATAAAATTCCATATACACCTCAAGAACAATTAAAAATAGTTTTACCAAATCAAGAAAATACATATTATTATCCTCAGAGTACACCATTACATTCTTTTATGAAACAGTATTATTGGGAATGTCATCCAATTATGCCTCATTAAATATATATATATGTAATAATATATGAATAATATTATTAATTTTTTTACTAAAAAAAATATAAATATATCATTAAGTATCTCATTGTTTCAATTAATAATAATTACATTATTGGGCTTATATTTACATTATTATTTAATTAAGAAATTATGTAAGGATGTATGATTATCTTTCACATTTAGGATTACAATTTTCAATAAGATATTCAATATAATCATTTGATTCTAGAGATCTTAGGAATTTTTCATTTGTAGAGGGGTCAATTTTATTGAACCAAATATCTGTACCTTCTAATGTTTTAGCTCTAACTATATTAAAAACTGCTGTATTTCTAAGTTTATAATCTGTAAATGGTATATTCATAAATTCTATTTCTTTTTTTAGGGAATCATTTTGAATTTTCAATAATTCATTTTGAGCGATGATGGATAAGATTTCCATTCTTTATTTAAAAAATAATAAATAATATAAAATAAATCAAATTTATGTTAGAATATATGTACTCTATACTTTTAATGTTGAATTTATTATTTATAATTACCGGTAATCATAAAGTAAAGGGTATTATTAAGGATAAAACGAATGAAATACTATTATTAAAAAAAGAAAATGATACTTTAAGTGATGAAATAATAAATATTGTAAATTTAAATCTTAAATTAGAAGATGAAGTTAGATACTTTAAAAAAGTTATCGAAGAAAATGAGAAGTCTGATATATTTATCCCTTTCATGGAGAAGGAGTTTGGAACCGGTTTAATTCGAGTATGTGAAGGCGGTGTTTATTATCATGGGGTATGTGAAGAAGAGAAACAGAAATGGAATAAGGATAATAAATGTTCGAGACAAATATATGAATATAGAGTTAAGAATAATACTCGTAAGAATTTAGATAACTACAATACGTTTAATATTGATGAGTTTTGTAATAATTGTTTATTGATAAAAGATAAAAATAAGTATAAAATATTTGAATGTCAGGGTCATCAATATTAAAATATTTAATATTATAAAATGGATTTAGATTTTATGTATTGTATGGTCGGAGTTACTTTATTAATATCAAGTATTTATCTATCACTTGTTAATAAAAATACTGAAATATTCAGTAAATTTAATAAGCTTTTAAATGGTGCTCAAAAAAAGGTATATGATAAGATTGTTAAAGAAAGATTAATGATATACATTGGTGGAATGATCCTTGGTATTTTATTTGGGGGTGTATTTTATTATTATAATCGTAAATCCGAATATTTATTCTGTAAAGTTGTGAGTATAATGATATTAACTAAATTAGCCTTTTACTATTTTTATCCCAAGAGACCATTAATGTTATATTCATTAACAAATAAAGCACAAACGGACGCATGGGCAGATATATATACTGAAATGAAATCACGATGGATTAAATCATTAGTCGTAGGTTTTGTTGGTTATATTATCATAGGTAACGTTCTTTGTAGGAATTAAGGATACAAAATATTTTTTCTTTATTTTCTTCACTTTTACATCGTATATCAATATCTTCCCAACTTTGAGGAAGTTTTTCGATAAAATAAACATTATAAATCGATTCTTTAAGATATACCATATGGAAGATGTATAATAGAATAGAAATGATTAAGGTTTTCACTGCTCCCTTATGATTTCTTTTATTTAAAGTTATTAATATAAGTATTGGTGTAAGATGATAATATAATAATGTTAACCATAATTTAGGTTTAAATGTTCTTTTTAAATATTGTGTATAATAGAAATTTATACCCATAAATCCTAAAAATAGTAATATTGTTGTGTAATAAACATTTATATTATCAGTGATAGTTTTAATGTTTAAAAAATAACCAAGTAACCATATATAGAATAATACCAGCCACCAGGTACTAATATATTTTGATATCATATTATACTATATTAATTTATTTTTTATAAAAATATCCACTAACATATCTAATGGACAAGGACCAACTTCCATAATTATTTGATGAAAATCTTTAATTTTCCCTCCTTTTTTAAGATATTTATTTTTAAGATATAAAAAGGTTTTTTCTCCTATTTTATATGTTAATGCTTGTCCAGGTAAATTGTTATATCTTAATATTTCTTTATGGATCATAACATCTTCGTGTTGTAAATTATCTTTCATGAATTTAAAACATTTATCATAAGACCATCCAAAATAATGAATTCCTGTATCTATAACTAATCTTACACATCTATGCATATCATACTTAACTTTATGGTAATATTCGTCTAAATTCTTTTTATTATATTTTCCCATATTTTCACAATATAGTGCCCAACCTTCAGAATAGGAATTATAAGATGTAACTTTCCTATAATCTGATAAATCTGAATATTTAATTTTATAATTTATTTGATAATGATGACCAGGAATTCCTTCATGTAAGCTTAAAACGTATAATTCATTTTTATCTATAGTACTTGGAGAGGATGTATCTATATAAAAAGTCCCTTTCCGTTTATTTTTCATATCAGGTGAAATATAATAAGCAAATGTTCTTTCATTTTCTTTTGGAATTGATTTAATTTTATATAAATCTTTTTTAGTTATTTTACCATGAAAGTTTTTATTATAGACTTCTTCTATAGTTCTTTTTTGTAGTTTTTTTAAATAATCTAATATTTCTTTTTTATTTTTAAAGGTTTTCTTTTGTTTATAATTGATCTCTAATATATATTTTTCTTTTTTTAATTTTGTTAACTCTTTGAGACCAATATTATGTATTTCTTCTGGTGTAAGTCCTTTATAAGTGTTATATTCAACTATTTTTTTATAGAGTTTCTTACCTCCCTTATATTTTTGTAAACCGAACTTATAGTCTGTATGTTCATAGTATTCATTTATTAAAAAATGAATTAATTTATTAAGATTATTTACTAGATATTTATTAATTTCTTCATCCCATTTTTTTCTAGAGATTAATACTTTTTTCTTATAATATAATTTAGAAGCCAAAACTTCTTTAATATTATTAATCATTTGATTTACTTCTCCTCGATAAAGGGTAACTTTATTCTTAATTCCATTTTTCATTTTTTTTATTATTTCATCTGTGATGGGAGTTAATGATTTAATTCTTTGTAAAAAAATCTCATAATCTTCTCTTTTTTCAAATATAAACGCTCCATTCCCATTTGCTTCACTAATATAATCAAATAATAAATTATTCATTGAATTAATGGGAATATACATATAGATTTCATAATCTTCTTCTAGATGAATATCGTATTCTAAATTATTATAAAGTAGTTTATCTTCAAAAGATAGACACTCTTTTTTATTGAGTAATTTTAAATATTTTTTATCTAGATCATTTAATTTCTTATAATAATCTTCTGAATATATATTGGGTTGTATATGTGATTTTTTATTCCATTCTTCTTTTAAAAAAAAATCATTTATAGTAGGGTTAATTTTATAATATTCATTTATATAATCTGAAGATATATTCATATATTATTATATTATATTATATTTCCTCTAGATTAATATCATCGTCCATTAAATATTCTTCATCACTATTATCAGATGGTAATTCTGTAGTAAACTCTATACTATCCATACCATCTTGAAAATCATTATCTTCTCCGAGTGTAAAGGTTTCTGGTAATTCTTTTAGTTCCCGTAGTTTACGAGCACCATTTTCATCATAACTATCCATTATATCACAGAGGTCATCTTGAAAGTCCCTTAGAGATACTAATACGATATCATTAAGGTTAACAAATTTCCTTTTTCTCATTGTTCCACAGAGGATAGCCGCACGATCCTTACCATCTGAACATTTAACATCAAATCTACAGTTCCCTTTACATTTGGTTATTTGAGCATATTCTTGACCATCTTCTTTAAAACGAATTGTTGTTGTTTCAATATCTCTATTTTTGTTTCTTTTATGTTTTTTACCACCTTTTTTTTGACCTTTTCCCATTCTATTTGTATTTAATATAATAATTTTTATATAATTCAAATTTTATTATTATTATAAATTTGAATTATATTATTAGTAATTTAACAAATAAAGGATGTATTTATTAATTACAGAGTCTCCTGCGAAAGCTAAAAAGATACAGACCTTTTTATCAAATGATTATATTGTAAAATCATCATGTGGTCATATAACAGATTTAGAAAAAAAGAAAAAAATAAGATATGGTAATGCCCTTGATTTTGGAATAGATATTGAGAATAATTTTAAACCAATTTATAAAGTGTTATCTGATAAGAAGGATATTGTTAAGATGTTAAAAAATAGTTCAATTGATAGAAAGGTTATATTTGCTGCTGATGATGATAGAGAAGGGGAAGCAATCGCATGGCATACGGCTAATGTTTTGAAGCAAAAAGTTAAAGATAAGAATCGTATTATTTTTCGTGAAATATCGAAAAAGGCAATATTAAATTCATTAAAAACTCCTCAATCAATTAATATGAATGAAGTAAATGCTCAACAGGCTCGACGAATTATTGATCGTTTAATTGGATTTAAAATATCTCCGTGTTTATGGAAACATATAGATACACATGTAATTGGTCTATCTGCTGGACGTGTACAAAGTTCTTTATTAAATATGATCCTTGAGAAAGAAGAAGAGTTAGATAATTACGAAGGAGATATTATTTTAGATATTCATGGATCTTTTAAGAATATAGAAAAACCATCAGAATTTAATTTTATTGATGATTTTGATATTGATGATGATTTTATAAAAGATTTATTTCAAAAGTTTTCAAATGATCGTAATTTTAAAGTTAAATCCAATACATTAAAAAAAGAAAAAAGATATCCGAATAAACCATTCATAACATCCACATTACAAAAAACAGCACAACGAGAATTGGGATTACCCGTTAAAAAGACAATGGATATAGCTCAAAGGTTATATGATAGTGGTCATATAACATATATGAGGACTGATTCAACATTTATTTCTGAAGAATTTCAAAAGAAAATTAATAAATATATCAATGAATCTGTAGGCGAAGGATATTATAATAAACCAAATGAAAAGAAAGTAAAAGGAGCACAAGAAGCACATGAAGCGATTCGACCAACTACTATTATTAAACCAAATTTATCTGATCCATTAGAGAAGAAAGTATATAATCTAATTTATGATAAAACAATGATATCACATATGAAACCAGCTGAATATGATGTATATACTTTAAAATTGGTAAATGAGAATACTTCTAAATATGGTTATTTTAAGACGAATTATAATCAGTTAACATTTCCGGGATATTTATCTTATAAGAGTAAGGTCAAAATAGATGATAAACCTTCGTTTATATCAGAATATAAGTTAGTAAAATGTGTTTCTAATGAATATGAAGAGGGACCACCGTCGAATTATAATGAATCGAGTATTGTAGATTTATTAGAAAAAACTGGTATTGGAAGACCATCAACATATTCATCTATAATATCGACATTAGATAATCGTAAATATACAGTTCAGAAAGATGTAATTAATAAAGATATAATTAATAGTTGTTATGAATTGGATAGTCGGGGTAATATTAATGAAAAAGAAATTATAAAAAGAGGGAAAGTAAATAAGAAATGTATTTTATTAACTCCATTGGGGAAGCAGGTATTAAAATATTTGAGAGAACATTTTATAAATATTTTACAAAAAGAATTCACTGCTAAGGTTGAATTAGATTTAGATAAGATATCAACCGGAAACCTTGATTATGTTTCGGTTATTCGAAAAGTTTATAATACTTTTAATGAAACAGTCGAAAGACAACTTAGTATAAAAAAAGCTACCAGTAATGGGATGAAAAAATTAGGAGAAAAAAAAGGTAATGAAATATTTATAGGAAAAGGCAGATACGGAGCATATATTAAATTAATAAATGAGGGGAAAGAAAAAACTATGAGTATTCAGAAATACCTTGATCTTATAAATAAAAATACCGAGGATGTTACTTTTAATGAAGTAATAGAGTTTTTAAGATATCCTAAAAAAATTTCAGATAAAATAAGTATTTATATAGGACAATATGGTTACTATATGAAAGCAAATGGAAGAAATTATCGAATTAATCAATCTGGAAAATATACTGAAGAATATTGTAACAGCATTATTAATAAGTAATTAGTTTTCTGTTAAGAATCTTGGAGCAATATTCATACACTGAAGTTCTTGCATAAGAAGCTTACATGAATAAGGAAGATTAATTCTTTTAAATTTTTTATAGTTATTACAATTCTTACATTCATAGAGATTATTTGATGGATTAGCAATTGCCGGCATATTACATTCAGAACATATAAAGATATGATATTTATCTGAAACATCCATCATTCTTTCTTTCAAGAAATTGGATGTTCCATGAGCAATCATACAATCCCGTTCCATTTCTCCAAACCGTAAACCCCCATGAGAAGACCTACCTTCTGCTGGTTGTCGGGTCATGGTTACAATAGGACCACTTGAACGACTATGGATTTTATCTCCTGACATATGTTTCAGACGTTGATAATATGTTGGTCCCATAAATATGGATGTTTTAATTTGATCCCCAGTAATTCCATTATATAGAATTTCATTTCCATTTTTATCATGACCGGCTTCAGATAGCATGTCCATAAGATCATTTACATTTATTTTATCAAAAGCAGTTCCATTTCCAATATTACCAGTTTTACAACAAACTTTTCCAAGAATACATTCAATTAATTGAGCAATAGTCATTCTACTTGGGATCGCATGCGGATTTATAATTATATCAGGAATAATACCTGACGATGTAAATGGCATATCTTCAGATTTATATATCATGCCCACAGTACCCTTTTGTCCATGACGGGATGAAAATTTATCTCCGATTTCAGGAAATCGAAATGAACGAATACGTGTTTTACATACTTTATAACCATCGCTATTTGTTGTAATGTAATTTTCATCTACAAAACCATTTTCATTTTTTCGAAGGGTTGTACTATTATCTTTATAGTTATAATTACTATTATTTTTTATAGGGATACCTTTTCCAATAAGTATATCATCTTCAGTTACATATGTATCTTTGTCTACAAATCCATAATCATTTAGTTTTGAATAATTACACGGTTTAGGATAAAGTAATTTGGTTTTATCTGGTTTCATAAATTTTTCTTCTTCTCCAGATAATTGATTTTTCTTTTCTTCATCTTTATATGTTCTATAGAATGTCGATGAAAATAAACCTCGATCTATAGAAGCCTGGTTAAAGATAATAGAATCTTCTTGATTATAACCTGTATATGTTGCTATAGCAACAATAACATTAATACCATTTGGTAATTTATCTGCATTTAGATATTTCATTAATTTTGTATCGACAAGAGGTTTCTGGGGATTAGATAGTACATGACTGAATGTATCGTATCTTTTATTATAACTTGTACAATGTACTCCAACTGCTTGTTTCCCCATAGCCGATTGATATGTATTCCTTGGTGATTGATTGTGGTGTGGAAATGGAATACACGATGCTAGTGCTCCAAGAATTAGTGATGGATGGATTTCACAATGAGTATATTTATTTTTTTTAGAATTAACATCATTAATGTTCATAGCTATAATACAATTATTTGTTTCATGAGGATCAATATATTGAATACAATAATTTTCTTTTGTTTTAATAAAAGAGACAAGATTATACCAATTACATTTATTAGTTTTGAGTCTTTCATTAATGTTTTGATTAAATAGAACCTTTTCATTCTCGACAACTAAAAGAGGTCGTATAGGTCTTCCGGCATCAGTATAGATATTGATTATATAATTCTGTTGATCCCAAGAAAGTGAAGTATAAATATTAATAATTCCAGACTTTCTCCCATCTTTTAATTTATTCAAAATATCTATTGGTTCTTTAGTAAACCCAATCCAATCACCATTAATAATAACCTTACAATACTCTAGTTTATTAGTATCATAATTATTAAATTTATCAAAAGGAATAATGAAATCTTTTATATAATGGCGTATCGGTTCTGATGAAGAATATACTGTAATTTCACTATTTAGAGAAAGATTTTTAACTATTCCAACTGCTTGACCCTCGGGTGTTTCAGTCGGACAGACATATCCCCACGATGTTCCATGAAGCTTCCGGGGTGGGATTAATTTACCAGTATTATCTGACGGTGTTTGAACCCTTCTTAAATGGGATATAGTGCTTGGATATGTAAGACGGTTAAGGACTTGTGATACACCTTGTTTTGAAGCATTTACTTTCATACCCCAATTACCAGTCGCCATTGCTCCTTTAAGAATATTTTCAATATAAGATGATTTAATTAATTTATGAATATTGATATCATTTACAATATCATCAGGTTGATTATTAAGGTTCCATAAACCTGAATTGACTTCTTTTGTTATGAAATTCTTAATATCTTTAGTAATCTTGTGCATACATTGATAAGTTAGATTACCTAGTAGATAACCAGGTGTTTCAAATCGTTTATTAATATAACTATCTCTATCATCATACGGAGATAATCCTAAATAACATTTAATTAATTTATTAATCATAAAACCTGTAAAATAAACTTTTTTGTTTTGATCATCACCTAGATGATTTAAATATTCTTTCAAGATACAATCCTTAACATATTTTATTTTCTTTTCTTCATTCTGAGTGTAATAGCTGTTATTATTTATATTTTTACTTATATATATAATTGCTTCTGCTTCAGTTTGTATTTCGTATGCTTCTTCAATTGATAATTTTAAAATTTTTAGAATATTTTTATCAACTGAAGAATTATTATTATCAATAATATGATAAATAATATCTTTATCAGTAATACATCCTAGAGCCCGAAATATAATAAATATTGGTATTTCTGTTTTCATATGAGGCAATGAAATACGAATATAATTATTATATATATCCGGTTTATTAGTAACTTTGATAGACACTACTTTCGGAATACCAAACTTATTTTCATCAAGCGAACGAGTTTCACAGATATGGGAATATTTTGAAGTATTCTTAGGATTCTTAAATACTTGAATTAGATTATTAGCAACTTTTTCTTGTGAAATAATAACTTTTTCATTACCATTAATGATAAAATATCCACCCAAATCATATAAACACTCATCTTCATAACCTTTTTGATTTAAAATACAATATTTTGATCTTACCATAATAGGTATCTTACCAATTATTATATTAGGGATTAATTTATCTTCTAATTTTACTTTAACGCCATTTTCATTAATAGTGATCATTGATACAAAATCAATTATTATCGGCGCAAGATAAGTACTATTCCTTATCCGAGCCATATTTGGAGTCATTAATTTCGAACACCCATTATTTTCTATTAGAAGAGGTTTCCCAACTTTCATATTCTTTACACCAAGCTCAATTTTATTGATCATACAATTTGTATCTGTGAAAGGAACCGGGACAGGAAAATATTGTGAAATAATTTGGGGTAATATATCATCAACGAAATAATTATATGAATTGATTTGATGTTCAACTAACTTATTATTCCCCTTAAAATAAGTATGGATAATTTCGTCAGTATTTAATACCATAATTAAATTATATATTTTTTATAATATAATCTTAAATATTTTCAAATTTAAAATAAAATAATATTTAAAAAATAAAGATAAATGTAAGATAAAATGGGATATATAAACAATTTTATAACACTTATGATAACTATTGGAATATTCTCGATACCCGTAAGTATGTTAAAAGAATATCTACAGGTAAGTTATGAACACAATAAAACAAACCGAGTAGATAAAAAAATCAATTAAATATTTAAATTATAATTCGTATCTTTAATAGCTAATCCTTTTAAGAAATCATATTTTTCAAGACCATTATCTTTTTCAATTGTTCCAAATAATTCTTTAATTTCTACTTTTTCTTCTATAAATTCTGATTCTAAAAATTTACAATAATCATCAAAAACCGAATAGGTTTTACATAAATTTATAATATCATGGATCCTACGGTTGTAATATTCAAATCCCAGACTATCCAAATTATTTTCTAATATAGGTCTTGTTATATAGTAGTTTTCAAAATTTTTTTGCATTTGAATATGTAATATGACAGATTGTATTATAAATGAATCAATAATAAATTTATATTTTCTACAACAATTAATTATTAATTTTAGTAATAGAGATGGATCATCATAATTTAATTTTGTTTCCTCTTTAACTATTTTGATTTCCTTATGCACATATTCTATAGGTATTTTCTTATTAATAAAAAACCAACACGCTTTTCCAAATTCTTTAATCGTATCTTCTTTATTCTCTTGAACATTCATAAATGCGTTATCTATTTTAGAAAGATTACCATAGATAAATTTTGGGACTTTCCAACAAAATCCAAAATCATAAATTACTAATTTTGGAATTCCATCATCAATACGGACTTTCCAATTCCCTTTATGAAGATCTCCATGCATAAGATGAAATATTAATTCATTTGATTTAATAAATAATTTTAATAATAATAATAATTTATAAATATTATAATCACTAATTTTAATATCTTCTATTCTCCCTCCTTCTTCATATTTCATTATCATTATTTTTTCTGATACTCTATAGATTTCTGGTATAATGATTAATTGATTATCTTTATATTCTTCATAAAAACGTAAACAATTGTTAGCCTCATTTATTAAATCACATTGAATCTTAAAATCTTTTATAAATTCTTTTAATTCTATTGGTATATAGTAGTTAAATATATTTCTAATAAATGGTACAAGATATAAAATATTTATGAAATAATCAAAAAATAAAAGTTGAAATTTCATATCTGGATGAACAACTTTCATAGCACACATAGTATTAGTATGTTTATCTTTCACTTTATAAACTTGACCAATACTACCTGAAGCAATTAAAGATATATTCTCATAGTCTTCATCTAATTGTGAATTAAAACTTCGATAATATATTTTTTTCGTATGGTTTATATTGTGATAATTACATTCTTCATATAACTCTTCTAAGTCTTTAAACCATTTATTATTTTCTTGTGAATTATCAATATCGTAGATGGCTTCCATTTTTGGAAGAATCCATTGACAAAATTTAATAGCAACACATCCAGAATCACGTATATTATTTATTATTATTTTCATAATAATATCTGATTTCTTTCCTTGAAAATAATATAATCCAGACCATATAGCAATTTTAATATAATTAAATAGAAATACCATTATTAAACATATGTATTTTTTTTTAAATGATTAAACTTATTTAAATAAATAAATATTAGTGTAATAATACAATAAAAAAAAACATAATTAAAACATATAAATGCCTAATTCAAATCAAGCAAAAGCCCAGAAACTAATTCAAGATTTAATTCTTTTCTTTGTAAAAGAAAATTATAATAAATATTTATCTGATAATGAAATAAAAAAAATTCAAGATGATCAAATAGAATCTGTTGTTAAAAAAATATATCAAGAAAAAAAATCAAATATTAAAGAATTTTTAACAACATCATTAAAAAAAATAATGGGTGAAGATTATATAGGCGATTTATTTGTAAATAATATATGTATTGATATTTTTAGAGATGACCAACTCTGTACAAACAGAATTATACTTGAAATAAAAAATTATCAGAAAAATATCTAACCTCTATCCCGTCTCCTTTTCCTTCTCTTTTTCTTTTTTCTCTTCCTCCTAGATCTTTTCATAGATTTATTTTTCTTATCTTTCCTTAATAATTCATTTAAAGTTTTATAATCAATATTATCAACCATACCCGGAGGAATATCATTTAATAGAAGTTTAAATACCCTTTCTTGATTATATATTTTAAGATTTTTTTTAAAGATTGTAAATGAATCTTCTTTATGTATATTCATATTTACATTCTGTAAACTATCTGATAATTGGGAGACATTATCAGGAATTATTTCTGGTTTCCACTCCATTATAATGTAAGAAATATTATTTTTTTTTCAATGTAATATTATAATGAATAACCTAAGTAAAATTCTTGATGGAGGTTCTATAAAAATAAGTAAAAGTAAGGATAAAAAAAAAAAATCTCCTTTATCTGAAAAATATAAAAGATTCTTAAAAACAGGTGAAACTAAAATAAAAAAGAAATCAAAAAAATCGAAAGATATTAACAATATAAAGATAAATGTAATAAAAAAGGAACCTGTTAAAAAAGGATCAGCTAAAAAGGAACCTGTTAAAAAGGAACCTGTTAAAAAGGAACCTGTTAAAAAGGAACCTGTTAAAAAGGAACCTGTT